TTGCGTAATTTTGCGCAATTTAATCTTATATATTAGCACAGTACCTTTTATTTTCATTCGGTTCATAATATATGTATCCATCTATAATTCCAGCCTTTCTATTCCCTTCTATAATTTTAATATCAATTTCTTTATTCTGTATATTGCTATCTATAATATTTTTTATTGTTTTGTAATCAAGATATAATCCTATTTCTAAAATTTTTTCAATTTGTTTTAATGCTTTTTTATAATTGAATATTTTCATTTATACCTCTATGTCTTGAATTTTCATTCCTGTTGCAGATTCAATAATACTATCGACATAAGCAATTCCACTTTCCATTTCAAAAGTATCAGGAATATATTCACGATATTTAATTAACGCTTTTAGCATATCAGGAGCAGCAGCAATAAGGCGAGCATTAGCATCATTCTCTGTATCAAAAAGTTGTGCTATATTAACCTCACCTGAATCTATATAATAATCTGGAAATCTAATCCATTCTGTATCATTATCGTTTTCTTCTATTATCCATGGTTCAGGTGTATGTTTTAAATTACTCATTTATTTATACCTCGCTATAATATGCTTTATTCCATCATTATAGACTTTTACTATATCAGTACTGAATCTTAACTTTCTGTTTGCTGTTAACATCCAGGGAATACGGGTTGTTTTATTTACATCAAATGTTTGGAATTTATTTATCTTATGTCCTCTTAGTTGATATAGCCCTTTTTTTAATTGTCCTTTTCTCGTGGTTAAAGATCTGTCAATAATAAATTCGCCTCCTCCTCTATTGCTTAGGACTCTCATCATAAACATAAACTTAGAATGTAGCGTATTCCCTGAAAACTGCTGCGGTTTATAGAATCGATTACTTGATTTAAGCCTTGCCTTGGATATAGCTATATTACGTTTACTTCCCCGCCTTCCTGCTAATGTTATTGCTCTTTTTTTCTTAGGTTGTTTTCCTGTCTGTTGCTCTTCCCATCCGGTAAATCTAGGCCTTTCTATCGATCCCGAATAAGCTATTTGACTTTCTATTTTGCCTGATCTGGCTTTCTGTACTCTCAGGGATGATTCAACAAATCTTCTATTACGTACAATCATGGATTGATTTATTGAACTTATGTACTGCTTTCTGGCATTAAAAGCCAATGACGTTAATACGTTTGCCGTCACCGGCCTTAATAATTGCGGAGAATCCTTGAAAAATTGTTCAAGTTTCTTCAACCCTGATTTATCTATATAGAAATCATTCATTATTTTACCACTTCAAGTTCTTTTGTTTCCTCGTAGTCATGTATGATATAAAAATCAAGATTTGTAATTACCGACGGCGGAATTCTTACAGTCTTCCCTGTCATCATGTTTGTCATAGTGGCATCTTTAAGAGTGGAGAGTTTTATTTTATAAATCTCGACTTCTATTTCGTCACCGCTTTCTATTGCTTCGATTGCTTTTTCAAAATCATCAAAAGTATATTCATCCTTTAGATCATTTGTAAAACGTCCGGTTTTATCCCGTTTTATGTATTCTTTTTCAACTTCTGCCCTTTTATCAAGAATCGGCTGAACTGCTGATTTTAATTTCGCATGTGCTCTTGATAATGCATACCAACCATCATTATTCGGAATATCTGAATTTGTTGCAAGGCTATTGAGTATATTCCATTTCTCTATAGCTTGTTTTTTAGTAATTTTAATTGTTTCCATAAAATCTCCTTATTTTTTTTGACCTTTATCAAGTCTTAATCCCCGGCCTTTGCCGGCTTGTGCTTTACATACTATCAAATTATCAATCCAGTTTATTGGTAATTTTTTTGTAATCTGTTTCGTATAATAATGATCACCTCCCTGCTTAGCCCACCATTTAGCCATTTTTTTATATTTTGTATGCAGCATAAAACATTCTGTCTGGAAAACTTTCTGCCCTCTCCATGTTTTCGGCCAAACCTTGCCTCTGCCCCGGTCTGCCCTCGCAACATTAATATAATCAGTTTTCGCAGCTTTTACAAATCTCTCGATAACATTTGGCGCGGCGTACATATCATCATCATCAACAAATACATACCATCCCTGGCCTTTCGGGATATTCGCCAGTAAAACATTATTATAAAGATTGTAAAATCCCCGGCCTTTGTGCGGCTCTGGTCTGCTTCTAATGATAATATCGCCTTTTACATATTTGTCTCTAGTATTATCACTATGTGTAATTGTTATAATATTCGAATATGTCTGTTGCTGGATAGACTTCCAAAGACATTTAAAAAACTTCGGCCTACCGCTAGTTCTAATTAATATATATACCGGGATCATAAATGTATTTCCTTCAAATATTGTCGATCCAAAAATCCAAGCTCAGATAATGTCTTAATTATCATATAATCTTTGCTCAAATATTTTCTTAAATTTTTAAATGAAATTTTATCAAGTTTTGTTAATTCGTCGTACCTATCCGGACGTTTATTTGTATATTTTTTACTTATTTCTATTTTTGTAAATGTTTTCAAAACTTTTTGCATCTGTAAAAAATCCTGATTTAAATATTCCGTTCTACCGACAAATTTAATATTTTTTTCATGTCTTTTTACATATTCCGGACTTATTAGTATATCCGAAAACCGGATAAATTTTCTTAGTTTAAATTTAAAAATATCTTTAGCAAAATCATTAATATTATCATATTTCCCTATGACTTTATCTGTCGAAGGATTCATATATTTTTCGGTATCATATCCTGCGGCATGTTTCTTCAAAAAAACAAAATGAGAAATAAATCTTTCTATGGGATCACGGACAAATATTATATACTGATCTCTACTATCTAGTACTTGTTTATGATTACAAATATATAATTTAGGTATTCTTGTTGAAAGATATTTTATATCTTTTGGATGCTTTCTATATCCCTTAACAAGACTTGCTTTTATTGCGGTACCGCCTGTTCTGGGAACGTGTAAAATTTTCATTTTAATTCCATATTTTTAAATTCACTCGGTTTTAATGCTTTATCTTCGACATAATGATCAACCGGCGGTTTCCCCATTATTAATGTATGATATTTTAAATCAATCATCTGTAATTGTTTTATTGTAATTTCTAATTGATTCCAATGTCTTCCGGTTTCTATTATGATTATATGTCCTTCCTCATAAAGCCTATTAATTTTATCCCGAATTATTCTATCAAATCCGACAAATTCATATAATCCCTTTTCATTGACTTTTGAAAATATTATCGTATTATCTATGTCAAATTTAAATCTCATAAATCTGCCCTTAATTTCTTAATTGCCGGTACTTCCTCATTCAATATTTTTTTTTCAGAATCACCCAGACTTTTTGCAACTTCATTTAAATATTTAATTAATTTCCTTACTTGATGTATTTCCAAACTTAACGCATGGTCAGTTCCTTTCCATTTTCGATTTAATGTAAAATGTCTTTCGATTATCGTTGCCCCAAGCGCATAAGCAGCAATGTCCGGCGCAATCCCTTTGTAATGACTGCTATATCCAAAACCGTCTACTTTATTTTTAAACTTTCTGCGATATGTCTTTAATATCCGTAAATGCTGTATTTTAGCATCCGCAGGGTAAACACTTGTACACTGCATTAAATATTTTTTATTGTTTCTGAATATATTTATCATATTTTCAATATCTGGTAATTTTGACATCCCAGAAGACATATAAACAGTTCCTTTCCAGTGTTCAGCAACATACCTTAATAATTCTTCATCTGCGATTCGCTGTGATGCTATTTTAAATTGTTTTATTCCTATGAGCCCCAAAAATAAAAAACTTGGAATATCTGTAAAAGAAGAAACAAAATCAAATCCTTTTTTTTCTGCATATCCTTTCAATTCTTCAAAATTTGTCTCTGATAATTCAAGAGCTTTTCGATGTTCGTAATATGTTTTTCCGAAACTATGTTTATTATCATAAAGCATATTTTTTTGATCTTCGGGCATTAAATCTATATTGCGTTTTGCCGTTTTTATTGCTTTTACGCCTGATCCCATAAGTTGATCAATCATCTGTTTCGCGATTTTTATATCACCCTGATGATTCTGTCCAAGTTCGGCTATGAAATATAATTTAGACATAATCCAAATCTTTCTTGTAATGTATCTCTTTTCCCGGCGATTTCACCATTCCTATATACCATGATAATTCATGTTTCTTAAACGCCTTATCCCTTAATACTAGAATACCATTTTCAATTCCATTTTCACCATAGCTTCTGATTTCTAATAATTCAGGATTATTAATCATTTTGGTTAATGCTTCTGTGATGGATTCCTGAGTATGATTTATAGAATTTGCCAAAATGGAAATTATAATATGATATCTTTCCGGTAAACAATGATAAGCATATTTAATAACGTCAAAAATAGGCTGATCATCTTCACATATATTTATATTTCTTTCTATTACAGCCAAAGGTATATTTTTAAAATAACTTTTAATCTCAAATGAATTAGTAACTATATAAGTCATATTAACCAACGGATTTTCATTCAACAAATCAAAATTATGCCGATATATAGGTTTGTTTTTATAAGAGTAATAATTCTTGCCCGGAAAACGGTTACTATTTTCTTTTGCTGCGATTATACCTGCTATCTTCATCTTCGATACCTTGCTTCTTCATATTTACCCCGATGACCGCCATTAACTCTAATTGGTATTTGCCAATTTTTTCCAAATCGATATTCTAGATATTCTATCGGCGGATTTAACACTTGGTATTTCTTACCATGCAATTTTTTATATCTCCCAGGTTTAAAAAATTTAGCTGGAAGTTTATATTTTTTCCGAATCCTGTATTTCCCTCTATCATACCAAGCGACTATTTCACAAAGTCTATTTTTATAATATGCATTTATCTTACATCGTAACGGACTTATTAATTTTGTCGTCCTAAATCCTTCTTTTTCTAGCTCCTGCCTTAATATTGATATTTTACTTTCCAATATTTCATATTTAACATTTAGCGCTATTCCATAAGGCCAATTTGATACTTTTTTTTCTCTATAAATATCAAGTAGAAGATTACCTCCGACAAAATATTCAATATTTAATTTATTTAAAATTGCAACTGTCTTTTCGATTGCTTTTATTTTCTGCTGCCGTTGTTTCTCATTAAGTAATTTTCTCATAGACTATAGCCTTTCGCCATTCCTGAGTAATAACAGGCATATCAAGTATTTTAATTAATTTCATTCCTGTCCATTCAGGAATTAATTTCTGTAATTCTTTAAATTTTATACTCACAGGATCGGTTTTATTTATTCCTTTGCTGATCTCTCCGGTATGTTCTTGACGCCGGTCATATTCTAATATCAACAATCCATTTGGTTTCAATTGATTCTTCCAAATATTAATGGTTTCCTGTGGATTATAAGCATGATCGAAACTATTGCTATATATAAAATCAAATTTGCCAATCCATAATTGACTTTCTTTATTGAAATCCCATTGAATTATATTTCTATATTTTATGTCTCCGATCTCAGTTCCAATTATTGTACAATTAAGATATTTCTTAAACCAGATTACTTCATGCCCCTGCCGTACACCGTGACACATTCCATATTCTGGATTTCGCTGTTTGATAAATTCTGCAATGGCTTTTATGTTTTCTTCTTTCGCCCAAACATTTTTTGATTTTCTTTTGTTTGCTTCAATTTGATATTTCCTGTATTCAGCATAATTTTTATATTTATATATTTTCATAATTTTACAAACCAAGTTTTATTTATATCATATTCGATAACTGAATGCTGAAACATAAATTCAATTGCTTGTTTAACTCCTGATCGATTATAATCATGACCGCCAATAAAACCACTAGATTTAATTTTTGGCAGCCATGCCATAATATCATTCTTGACCGATTCAAAACTATGTCCAGCATCGATGAAAACAAAATCCAATGATCTATCTTTAAACTTCTTCGATGCCTGGATACTATTTTTTCTTATGATTTTGACCCGCTTTAATCCTTGCCTTCTCTGTAATTTCAGTACTTTATTATAAATTTTATTCCATGTATCTTGGTTAATAAATCCCATTGTAGAAGCTTCATCGTTTTTAATTTCTTTTGAATTATATTCTGCCCATCTATCAACCAAAAATAATGTTAACCCCGGTAACAAATTCAAAAGATTTCTAGCATTTTTGCCTTTATAAACACCAACTTCAACCCCCATTATTTTACCTCCAGGACATCTTTTCGCTATCGCATCCCAACGTTTCATAATTCTTTTTTCTCTTTTATTCCTAACTCTTTTAATCCTTTTTCCGCCCCGTAATCTATGCGTCTATCTATTATTATTTTTTTTTGATATAATCTGCCTTGATCGTGCGCCGCAAGAATCACTTTGAAATCCTCATCATGTACAGCACGTTTTTTCCATTTATTTCTTATACTTGTTCGTCTTATTTTTCTTGCAAGTTTCTGAGATTGCGCAAATGCTTTCCGCCATAGATCACAATAATATTGTTCATAATCATGATATCCAAAAACCAATTTTCCTGTTACTGTAGGATAACCTAAACTCGCCATTGTACGCCTTACATAACTTTCTGGTTTTAATTTCGTATTTTTAATATGAGGATAGGCTTGTTTTAAAAGATTTCGTTTATATATATGTATTCCTGCCCGGCGGGTATTTAAAAATATTTTATCTTTTGTTTTCCCATCAAGGCAGAAAATATTATTTTTTTTATCATTATCATTTAAAAATTTAATTCCTTTTTTCAAAGAACCATCTAAAAGAAGAACGTCTGCGTCAACCATTGGAATCCATTTTTGCCTAAAAGTCATCGCTAATTCATAAGATTTTCGCAAAGATTCGCCGAACGGATATGCCCGAATAATATGAACATTGCCCTGTTGTTTTGCTAATTCAATGCATTTTTTTTCTGTTCTTTCACCACAACATCGAATAATGATTTCCATATTTTTATTCTTTATTATATTTTATTTTTGTCAATAAATAATTTTCTTTAATTACTTTACTTTTCTTCCTTTAATTAAACATCTATAACAAATTTTTGCCCGCGCAATCGTACCCTTCGCCGGTCTTTTTGCTTCGTATCCGCTTTAACGATACTACCACATTTCATACATTTATATATTTTTTGTTTTTTCAAAATCATTTCTCCCCCCTCAATTTGTTTTATTCCAATAATTTATTTTCTAAAACTTTATCAATATAACTCTTGAAAGTACCATACTTTTTTTTATCCATTTCGTTTTCTTCATCGAGAACATAATCCATATCTTTGGCGAATTGAACCATTTGCTTTTTCAAAATTTTGGCTTCTGTTTCTGTTTTTTTCATGCGTTTATTTTCTCCCTCTAAATATATTGCATGCCTATTTAACGAATCAATAACAGCATTTAAAGAAGCCGTTTCTATCGTATGATCATCTTTAATGTTTTGAATTTTTTGATTATATTTACTAGTTAAAATATCAGTGCATTTAGCATAACCTCTATCATATCCAATTTTTGTCGCCTCTTTTAATTTCCTTTTTCTTTTTTCTTCTTTGCCGTCCTGATATATTTTATCTTCTTTTTTTTTGCTGAACATTATTTCTCCTTCTTATAGTTTTAGTAAAATATAATGCATCAATGTTTTCTTTTCTATGGAATAAATTTACTATAAATCTTATCAAATTTTTTAATGATAATTTTCTTTTTATTTTAATATAATTATTGTCTCTTGGATACTTTACGCCTAAATTAAAAAATTCTTTAAATAATATGGGATGTTGGTCTATAAGCATTTTAGAATATATATTCCCAGCTATTCTTCCGCATGCTTCACAAGGATGGGTTACGTGCGCTAAACATCCTGGATGGCCACAAGATTCACCGTCTTTTTGTTTTCTTGTCAAGATATATTGATCTGTTTTTGTTAATTTCATTTACTTATCCTTTGGAAATTCCTGTATTAAATTATCCCCATAAATAGGTTTGAGATTGTCTTTCATAAAAACAGGAATATTATCTTTATCTGCCTGCAGCAATAAATTTGCTATCCATTCTTGTTTAGGTATTATTTTATTTTTACGATTTCCGGTTTCAGCACCTATAATCAACAAATCACAAGTTATCCGCAAAATAATGTCTTCTTGCATCGGTTCAATGGATATGAAAAACTTATTCTTTTTTTCCGGCGGATAAAAAGCGTCATCATAGGCTAAAATATCCATTTGTTTTTGATTAATAATCGTATATCCTAACCAGCAATTTTTCAGAAATTCATAATCAGCATATATATCAAAATCTTTCGTCAAAAATAAAAAAGTATGCTGCGGATATTTCTTAATTTTATCCAATACTCGTCTCATCCATATATCTTCCCAATAACAAATATCAGACATTGAATTGATAAAAATTCTTGCCGATTTTTTCGGAAAAGATTTATTAAAAGAATTCTCCCTCCATTCCGGCTCATCCCAATTTTTAATAAAATGAAATCTGTCGTTTATTTTTTTAGCATAACAGAATTTACACCCGGTTTTACAGCCAATAACCGGATTCCATACATAATCGCACCATTCAATTTTTGTCTTTGATAGCATTCAGCGTTTCCTTTATCCTTTTTTCAAAATAAAATTTTAAATTAAATGGCTTTATTTTTACTATACCATAGCTTATTGCTACTTTTATTGTATATTGTTTTAATAATCTCTCATGCAGTTTACCAAGCCAAATATTACGAAAATCCTCTAAAGGCATCCCTCTTTTATAATGATTGCATTGTCTACAAGAAGGATTTAAATTTTCAATATTATCTAATCCGCCAAATGCCTGTGGTTTGATATGATCAATTTGCATACTCCTATAATCAATAATTTTCCCACAATAGGCACAATGACCTTTATATTTATTATATACTTCCTCTTTGTTTTCCGGTCTTATGGGCATCTAATGTTTCCTTTATTTTTTATAATTTTCCCATTCTATACTCTTAAATATAGCCTTATGGTTAACCCATCTGCACAATCTTTTTTGTTCCCATGTAGGCTCTGTGTTTTTAAAATTTCTATAAGCCTGAGCAAAGGGATCAACATGTAATGCTTTTAAAAATTCAATTCTATCTAATGATTCATCAATGTCTTTCACTAACGTATAAATGAAATAATTCTTAGGTTTACAATTATGTTTAATCAATAAGTTAATCGCCCTTCTTACTGGTTTTTTCATTGCCTGACTATCGCAAGCCATCCGTAAAGGACTTAACCATTTCACTTTTGATAATAAGTAAGCGGTATAATCATCGATAAGTCTTGCATCTAATCCTTGATTAAAATCTATGCTAATTCCTAAATCAATAATCTTTTTAATTTGTTTTATTCCGTGTTCTGATGCTAATACATTATTATCTATAAGGATAGCAGATTTTTTATCCGCAATAAAATCTTGAATATCATTTTCTGCTCGTATTTTGCCTTCTTTTTCAGGAACAATACACCATTCACAATTTCGGATACACCCTCTCGTTAAAAACCCATACGCATGTTTACAATTATAAAGAGAATAATCAGGACACATATCATTCATCATTTCAGGTAAATTATTAAAATTATATCCAGTACCACCTTCTATGTATTCATCGCAATCATAAGCTGTAATATTATCCGCCGTCCATGAAAATACTTTGCTTTTATATATAATATCGTAATGTCCAAACATATCAGCAAATTCAACCTGATCTCCCATCGCTTTATAGTATGCCGATATTTTCATCAATGCAAGATTGGGAAAATTATGGCTGTCTACATCTATCAATCCGATATTCATCTAGCGTTTCTTTTATCCCTTCCTTATTTTTCTTGAGCCATTCCCGGACAAATTTTTCCCTTTCTTCTTTTGTCATGATTTTTGTGTCCGGTTCACAGCAATTGTAATCATTCATTGGTTTTCCTTAATCTAAATGTTTATTTAATGATTGTAAAGCATTAAGCTGACTTTTAACAGCTTCTAAATTTGAAATAATACTTTTATAATTAGCTTCGGCTTTATCCGCTTCAAGTTTTTCCTGCCAACAAATTCCCCTGGCTGTTTTCTCCATTATGCTTTTCGGCGGATCATTTATTGTATAACCATCAAGAGTGTATACCTTGCCATTTTCAAGTCCGATTAAAGTCATTGCCATAGCTTTATCATAATCGCTTGCTGTCTGTGCCTTTTCTTCTCCACGCTGTTTTATTTGTGATCTTATTTTATCAATCTCTCTTATCTTCGCTTCTATTTGTTTTGATATTTCTATTATGTCACTCATTTAATTTACCTTGTTGTTTTATAAAGATCATTTCTTTTCGCCTTTCTCTATTGCTTGAATTGCAAGATTATATAATTTATCATAATCTTTAAGAGATATTTCTTGCGAATGGAATACCCATTTATCCCTTGTTTTTTCGTAAAATTCTTCCAGTTCTACCCGTGCTGTTTTCTTTCCCTTTATGTTATTCTCTATTATTTCTAAGATTTTACCGATTGCGGCATATACACCGTTAACATAAAAACTGTTACAATTTTTCCTGAAAATTTCTATTTCTCTCTTGCAATTCTTCCAGTCAAACTGTTTCATTAATCTTCTCCTTAATAATGTTTTCCTTTATGCGTTCCCGGGATTTTTGTTTTTTTATTTAGCTTAATTGCAGCATAAACAAAAAATATAATTAATAAAGATAATAAAATATAGATCAACATTTATTCCTCCAATATCCTAGCGTCTCCGAATTCATCTTCAATCACTTTATGTAATCTTCTCAATTCAGATTGTATATACGCTTCTGATGCATATTGAGCTTGCCCCCATAATCCATAATCTTCGGCCTGCTCTGCGACTACCTTCTTAATTTTATTAATGTCTTTCATTCCTGCCCCCGCAATCTTAAGAATGTTTCTTCTGTAAGTTTTTTATCTCTTTCGATGGTCTCATGGCACTTATGGCAGGCAAGACACCATTCTTTATAATTCCATAGCAGGCTATCCGGTTTGTCGTAATACCAGCCCCGCTTATGCCGATGTGTTCTTTGTAAAAACCAGGAGTTAAGACATCCCGGCAATCCTATTTCGCAAGTCTTAATACCTAACTTTTCAATCTGCTTATCGATTTCCCTGTTTGCTTTTTTATTTATTGCTGTGCGATTCATACGGTTTCTATCCATACCTCAAGGCTTCCTGGCTTTCCTTTTTTGATCTGCCGTTTAAACATATCAACACTTAAAATATTTCTATCATTGTCAATGATTTCTGCTTTTTGCAATGCGTCAAAAATTGGCTTAATAATATTATCAATATCGTGGTACATCGCGCATTGAATTGTAATAGCATAATTCGGTTTTATTTTGCCCCGCTTAATGTTATAAAAAATTTCTTCCTTGAAAGTTTTATACGAATCTGTTAATTTAAAATTACCTTTATATTTATTGTTAAGCGATCCGAATTTTATATTTTTTAAATCAATTACCTTTTTCATAAAATCTCTCCTTTTGTTATTTTATAAAACTTTTTTAATCTCTAAGAATTTACCAGTCACACCTTCAGGGATATAAATCTTTCCGTTAAATCTTATTTTACATTTTAAAATATCGCCTTTTAAATTATCGACTTTTACATCAATTGCATTATTCCAAGTTCCATTTAATTCTGTTTGCCGAAAATGTCCGTATTTTTTAAACATAATATTATCCTTTAAAATGGTAATTCCTTTACTACTTTTTTATTCTCGATGTTCTTTAATTCATTGCTTCTAATTATTTTTGAATATTGCTTTACTCTAATTCTATCAGCTATCAAACATTCTTCAATGTAATCTTGATATGATATTTCTCTTTTCGTTTGTTGCTGATAAAGAATAAATTCTTTAAGTAATTCATTCCGTTCTTTTACTGTAATCATTTTAAAATTCCTCAAATAAATTTACTGTATTGCTTATAAAAAATAATAGGCGCATTTCCTATTGCTCCATTTTTATTCTTTGCAAGTATAATCTTTCCTTGCACTGATTCATTAGCGACATTTTCTTCCCAGTTTTCATACTCAAGAAATATTGCCTTATCAGCTTCATATTCAATCTTTCCGGATTCGGAAAACCCTGAAAGCAAATCTTTGCTATTCTCGGATCCCCGGCTTTTCGATGAAATAACTATGACCGGAATATTCAAATCCCTGCCGATATTCTTTAAAGCGAGTAAATCCTCGCCGATTCTTATGTATCTTTGTTCGTTTGAAGACGTTCCCATGATCTGTAAATAATCAATTACCAATAATTCAAATTTATTTTTATTATAGAACTGTCTTACTTTACTGTCGATTGTTTCCTTTTTCAATCCCGATTTATCAATGACATATAATTTTCGTTCGGATAATTTTTTAATGGCATCTTCAATTTTCTCTTTTTCTATGTCAGTGATTTTCCAGTTATGCTGTATTTTCATGCTGTTTACCATCGATTCACGGGATAACATTCTTATCTTGAAAAATTTCTCCGGCATTTCCAGAGAAACATAAAGCACAGGTTCTGTCTGATTCATGGCAATATTCATCGCTAGGGCTGATTTCCCGGTAGCCGGTCTCCCGGTAATCAGAACTAATTCAGACTTATATAATCCAAAAAAATTTTCGTCAAAATCCTGTATTCCGGTTTTAATATAATCTTCAGGTTTAAAAGAAAAATCTTTGATCGTCTTATCCTTGAAAAGTTCCTCGCTGCTGTAAATTTTAATTAGTTCCGAATGATTTATTTCCCTTATCCCCTGTAGTAATTCTATTGATACGTCTTCCGGATTAATCTTTTTATGTACTTGCTCAATAGCATTCTGGCTTAATTTAATGATCTGTCTTGCATTACTTAATTTTTTAAGTTCCGTAATGTAATAATGCACGTTTGCGCTTGATGCTGAATTTTCAAATATTTCCATGTAAAATTGCGGAGTAATCTGTAACCCATTCTTTTTATACCATGATTGTATTGATTTAAAATCCGGCATTGCTATGTTTAGTTCTTTTAAGCATCTGAAAAATGTCTTATGATTATCGTAATAAAAATCATCGTCTTTAAGTTCTGATGCTATATCGGTCAATGCAGACAAAGAAAGTATTCCACAGCTTAAACAATTCTTTTCTATGTCTGAGTTTTGCGGGGGCATATTCATTTTAGTACCATTGTATTTTTATAATTATCCGAGGGGTTAGGCTGTTGTTTGTCTTTATTATCATTTTCCCATGTATATATTGCTTGTTGCCAATCTTTCATTTTATTTTTTCCAACGTACCAGCCTTTAGAACTATAAAAACTATGGAATTTAACTGGATTAACATTATTATTTCTTTTTTTACAAAATTCTTTTACCATTTCAAGTGTAGGCGGAATTTTATTTTTCTCATCTATAACCTTTTCTTTACTTATCTTACCTAACTCTATACTAACCTTATCTGTGTTTCCATTTTGTATACATTTTGTATACATTCTATTTTCTTCAGTCAAAAGTTCTTTTTCTTCCTGATAAATTGTTTCTGAATATCTATCTGATTGTATATAATTATGTATTTTCCAATGTCTTATTACTATTATTCCAGTATCAAACCCTATTATAAATTTCTTAGCAAATAATACTTTTAAATCATCTTCACTGGCGTTTATTATTTTCATAATTTTTTTAGGACTGGAAACAAAACCATCATCATCTCCTCTTAATCCTAGATGAAAATATAAATTTTGTGTTGTTGCTGGCATTTCTAAAAATTCATCCGTGTCTATGACATCCAAACTAAACATTCTACGCTTCGCCAATTAATAACCCCCTGGAATAGCAAAAGGCTATTACGGAACTGACAAGTCCTCAGTAACACGGGAAGGGATGTGCATACTGAAGCAGCTCCGTAATAGCCTCTTAATATTTCCCTTCCCCGATTTTCATTTTTCATAGTGTCTTGCTCACTATAATTCAGATGAAGTTGGATGCGCATTGCCTTTCGGCGCGCAACGCATCACCTGAATTATGTCTCTTATAACAGATAGAACTATTCTGTCAAATATTTTTTCTTCGCTGCTTTAAAATCTGTATAAAACAGATCAATCGCTTCAAGTAAATCTGAAATATTATCGAAAACAAATCCTTTACAGCTTACTTTCACATAAAATCCGTTTTCAACTTGTTTAATTCGGACTTCATGTTCTTTTGAAGTCTCTCTTTGTACTACTTCTTGTGGCGGTGCTTCTGCTTCACACTGGACATTGTCTTCATCCATAAAAATTCTCCTAATTTTTAATTTATATTTACATCGTACGATGTATTATTTGCTCCTAGTAATAGAACTATTCTGTCAAATGTTTTTTCTAAAAATGATACATGCTCTAGGTAAATGGTAAGGCCTATTGCCTATAAAAATTCTTTTCAATACACTATATTTATTCGAATCAGGATTTGGCATTACATATTTATGATATATCATGAGTAATCCACCAACTTCCAACACTTTATCGCATTCATCAGTCCATTTTTTATAATTTAATTTTCCAGTTCCATAAATTTCTTCAGATTCTTTGTTCGAATATGGGGGATCGGCCAATATTATATCAAATTTTCCATAACTGTTAATTCTTGTTCTCATGCCTACTTTACTAAATAAATCATGCGCATCACAGATATAATCAGGATTTACTTCTTCTTTTATATCTACTCTGAATCCATATTTATTCATTCCACAAAATAAATTCATAATTTTTATTTTATGATTTAAATTTTTTGAATTTATAAATCCTGTTTCAAATAATAATGTTCTTCCTAATTTTAATAACCATTCTTCTGCATGAAGTGGCATTCCACCTTTATAGTGATCTGGTCTTGGCCTTGGTAAAAACCATGCTATATTTTTATTTTGAATTTCAGATACATATGAATATTCATTAAATTTTTTCCAGTCCGGATTTATCATTCTATTCTCCTAGTATCTGTGTGTATTTTAAAAAATTTCTATGACATTTGAGTATTTTGGAAGAATATTTAAATTACTATCTTCTATACCATCAACTTTATTTATAATTAAATTCTTAGTTGCCGGACAAATCGAAAAATCAAATATATAATCTTCAGTTTCTATTCTTACTTTTCTATCAGTGTTAATAATTGTATCATTTATTTTTACTTTCATTTTTTTCTTTTTGACCGTACCAAGTATCAAACATTTCTTTTGATAATTTAATTAAATTATTTCCGATATATTCTATTTGTAATCCCATATCCACCAAATGAGGTTGTTTGTCTCGATAATAAAGTTTTAATAATTTATTAATTTGTTTTGCTAATTTTTTATTGATGTTTTTACAATCTTTTAATGTTTCTTGCATATATTACTCTCCTTAAATATAGTTATTTGTTGTCAATATTAGTTTTCTTTAATATCTAAATTCATTAACATTCCCAGTTTTTCCATATCGTCTGCCTTGTTCTAAACATTTTTCATAATCTCTATTAAATTGTTCTCTTTCATTTCTCATACAATCATCACATATGGCCCATTTTAATCCACCTTCGGACCACGCCCCATCAGTCAGCTTTCCACATCTTGGACACTCATGCATTTCTATTCTCCTATTTAATATGTGTTACAAATTTACAAACAGGCCAATGAAAACATTTTTTGTAATCTTTCATCTTCCCTCCTGTTTTATGTTATTCAAATAAACTGCCCTGGTTATTAATTTTTTCTTCAACTGTAACAATGGTATCATTATGATGTGATCCATGATTTATTAAAAGAATTTCTATTATTTCAAAACCTCGATATTTTCCAAATCCGGTACTATTCCATCCGAAAGAAATAGCATGTCCACCAGGTATTATTTTATTATAAATTCCATCAATTACTCTTTTATAAAAATTATTTGATGTGTCAAGAGAAGTCGCTTTAATTCCATTTTTAGCATAATGTTCTGTAACTTGTCTAAAAGAATATGGAGGATCAAACAAAATTCCTTTATACTTACCATCAAGAAAAAGAACAAAATCTTTAGCATCCATATGATATTTAGCAATAGAATCAGGATTAAGGTCATTTGTAAATTCAGCTGGCGAGGTTCTGCCTGCATATGGATCAACCCACCCCTTTCCTACGTTATATTTTAACAATAATGATTTAACTGATTGCATTTGAAAAGTCCATTTATTTGCTTGATCAAAAATTCTATTTATAATCATTTCGTAATTACATCATTCCTTAATTTGTTACTTCAAAACCAACCAAGCTAATACAAATCCTATTACAAAAGCAAAACCTATTCTTATTCTGCCTATCCATTTGTCATATTTATCATCATTAATATAATTAAGATATTTTTCAGCGTCAGAACGATTCTTTATCGCAAACGATGTCCAATATCTGTCGTTCAGTTTCGGGAGTTTATGAGTTATATCTTTTTGTTTCATATTTGTTACCTAGTTAAAGCAATTGTTATTTTTCATAAATTTGATTGCCAATTAATACTCCTTTGCGATCACCTGTGTATTGAGGAGAATATTCATTTTTTATCCACAAATTTCCATACTGATCTTTAAGGAGTATATCACCTGTTCTATCTCCTAGTATTTCTCTTACAACTACCAATGATCGTGTTGGTACCATTTGTTTCTCCTTTTAAATAATGATCTCATGCATAACTACCCTAAATAACAGGGCAGGTTAAATTGTTAAAGACTTGGATAGCCCTTTGTTTTACTTTTATTTAAATCAAATATGCTCTGCGAAGATGGTAGCTGCTCCTGTTTATTTGTGGGTCCAGAGGCTTTTTTGATACTACCTGCTTCCTCTTCATCCCATAAATAGCCTGTTAATAAATCTATAATTTTGTTTTCGCTACCAGCGCACATTGATGCCAACACAGATACCGCGCTATAACAAACTTTATATTCTCTTAAATTTTGATTTGACATGTTAGCCTCTGAACAATTAGCTGAGTTGCGAAGTCAACTCAAGCGTTTGGTTATGCAAACCCTGGCCCACTTTTGATTAAAACCCATTCATTTTTACCTTGCCTCTGATATGTTGCATCACGCAAGGGCAAGAAGCATTCTGCTCTCCAATCATGATTCGGGTCTTTTCTTGCCATGTTCTCAAATTTCATTAAAGTTGGGTATTCATGAAATTCCTTATCCTGTTCACCCATGAAAATAAGTTTACCGTTTTTGGTAATTGTCCATCCGCCAAATCCGTTATAAATACGGGTGTTCATTCTTGCAGTTATCTTCTTTTTATCACTTTTCATTTCACCAGCGCCACAATTTAGACATCCAATATATGGCTTAGTACACGGATTTTCCTTTTTGAAAGTCATGTTTCCTCCTTTAAGGCATAAATACATGTTATCCCTCATATATTTCATGAGCAAAATCATCAATCGCATCTTGATCCGCCTTAGAAACGTCAACCAATTCAATATCTTTTACGCCACCGAAATCTCCTGTAGTCCATGCATCTTCATACGACTCAATTGCTTTTCTTGCTAATTTTTCATTTTCCGCAGCAACTACATAATTATATTGCAGGAGTGCAGAAAACGTATATAATTTTTTCATGTTTTTATTGTCTTCTCAAATATAAATTTATCTTTTCTGAATATATGATCTTGCCCACATTTTAAGCATTTCCAAATCCAAGTGTATTTCAAATCAATCAGTTTACACTCGCCTTTACAGTCTGCTTTTTCACAGAATTTAGTTATTGTCTGGTTCATATTGTAAATTTCTTATGACAATAAGGGCATTCGATTTCTTTTTTGTTTGCAAGTTCTTCCTGTAATTTCCGTTCTCTTTCTTCGGCTTCTTTCTTCTCTTTTTCTGCCTGTGCTTTCTGTTTGGCAATTATAGCATCCTGTTTTTCTTTTTCTTCCCTGGCTTTGCGTTCGGCTTCTTCTCTTTCCTTTCTTGCTTTTTCTTCGATTGCTCGCTTTTCGGCTTCGGCCTGTTCTCGTTCAAGTCTTGCTTTTTCTTCCTGTGCCTTGCGTTTCTTCTCCGCAGCTTCTTTTTGCTTTCTTAGCTTTTCATTTTCGACGCGGATATTATTTTGTTCTATATCAAAAGCTGCTTTTTCTTTTTGTAAAGATAATAAAATATTATTAAATTCTTTATCAGGCATTTCTCCTAAATTTGCTGTTTCCAATTCTTCTTTCCACCATTGTAAATACGGTAATAACTGCTTTTCTCGTTCATTGTGTAGCGTCTGAATTTTTTCCTGCCTCAATCGTTCTTCTTCAGCTTTCTTTTCTTCTTCAAGACGTATTCTTTCGGCTTCTTCTTTTGCCTTGATCTCCACAAAGTGTTCTTGCTTATCCAGATATTCTTCAATCGGTACGATTAAAGCCTTCAAGACATTCGCAATTCCGTCAATGGCTTTGCCTTCCCGGAGTGCCTGTTCTTTCATTGCCTTCCGAGCTTTTTCAACAGCAATCCTTTTTTCCCTCAAAAACAACCGTCCCACTCTCGCCATTTCCATTTCCGTTTTCTGGATGGCATCCGTAACGACAATCGTTTTTGCCTTGTCTTCCCATTCTGCCGCAATCTTGAAATAATCCTGAAATTGTGTTAAAATAAAGTCTGCCTTGTTTTTATCAAGCCCGCTTTGATTAACTATTACTTGTAATTGGTTCTCCATGATTCCTCTCTAAATAAGTTTGTATTTGTTGATTAAGTTCATACTTTTCTATACATCTTAAAAAAGCCGTTTCTGCAGCATCATTATAAACTGATTTTACTTTAAATTTTGAATTTTGATAATATGCTACATACCAATTATCAGTATTGCAAATATTATTTTCTTCTGCAAGAATATATTGACCTGCTAATTGTAAAGCATGATAATTCGCATTGCTAAATGATCTTTTAAAATCAATTATAGCATTCTCAAATATAGCATCTGGTATTCCTGCAAACATATAATTTTCCGAATATAAAGGCTTTTCGTGCCAGAGTAAATTCCCAAGCATAGATTTATTTTGCTGGTACCATATGTCAAGTGCCATTAACATCGGATCCCCGAAAATATCACCTGTATCAAAATACATTTTAATCATTGCGTGATTTTCCGATCCTTCAATTTTTAATTCTTCTAATCGTTCTTTTGAAACAAAATATTTTTGCTCAGGCATTATTTGTGTAATTGATGGGACTTGTTCATCATCTATATAAAAGATATGATTCACTTCATCAAATCTATTGTTCATTTTTTTTTGTTTCCTTATCTGCTAAAAAGTTTAATTCTTTTGCTATAGCTTCTGGATTCCATTTCCGCGCTTCTGCAAATTTCCATGCTGCTTTCCATGATTTTTCAGTAATATATCCAAGTGCTTTAAATCCATTAATTACGTTCTCCGGCATTGCCTTTAATTTTGTGTGTGCTTCCAGTTCTGCTTTCTTTGCTTCTTCCTGGTCTTTAAGATTCTGCGGATCATTTGTGTCATTGTCTTCATCACCCGTTATAATTCCAAGTGCATCACATAAAGCATATCTTGATGTAAATGTCCGCGTAGAACCATATCGCTGTTGTCTGGTCATGTATTCATTATCATCAATGGGAGCCCAAAAGTCTGTTGTTTCCGAGTGACCTAAAATATGAGATATTTTTGCCACTGCTGTCATTCCGGAAATTTCATCTTTTGTTTCTAAATGAGTTTTGACTGTAAATGATAAATTATTTTTTGTCATAATTGGATATACAATCGGAACTATATCATCTATAGGGGCATATTTGTATCTAGTTGTCTTTCCGTCTTTATTCTTAACAGGTTTCTTTTTAGGGATAACTGGACATTCTGCTTGAAATTTACTCATCGCTTCTTGATATGCTTTTTCTGCTTCATTCTTTTCGATTCGTTCTTTAAGCGTTAAAAGTTTTTCGATAACTTCAATGGACATTCCTTCCTTGAGTGCCGTCATAAGCATATTCTCCGGAGTTGCTGGAAGGTCAACTTTCGGCTGTCTTTTCTTTACTGGTTTTTTTTCTGTGGTTGCTACTTTATTCATTTGTGTTTTCCTTGTTTTCGTATTCACTCATTTACTGCCTCCTTATTTAAATTGTATTTTTACAAAAATTGCTAAACCTAACAAATATAATGCGAGAAGATGTTTCCCTATGCACCATATCGCAATTGATAAAATTAAAAGTACTGTACAGCCTATAAATGTTAATAAATCTGTTTTCATCTTTTTCATGTTTATACCTTCTGATAATATTTTTTACAATCTGAATTTACGCAACAATGTGTATATTGATGCACTGTTTTTCTTTTACATTCTAAACATAATTTCGCATCTTCTCCGGCTTGTTCTTCTGGTGTACAAGGATTGTCTTTACGTTCAATGATTAAATCATGATAATATTCTGCTTGATCTTTTCCTGTTGTTATCATTCTATCAAATGCATCTCCCCAACATTTTTCACACGAAGCCATGTTTATATCTCCTAAAATGTTTTTGGATTGGAATCTAATTCAGAATCAGGAACATCTATGCAATGCTCAATTTCCTGATAAAACGGGCAGCATTTTATTTCGATTCCGGATAAAGGATTATTCATCCTTCCTCTAATACAAAATTGCACTAATTGTAGTTGACCGTCAGAATCAAGTCTAGCAAAACATACAGCAGTTCCATTTTTTGTTGAAATAGCTTGTCGCGGTACATTGAATCCTTCATATTTTAATTTATCGCAACCTTTAAATTTTATTATCATTTACTGCCTCCTTATTTTATTATTTGTACATAACACCCCAGCCAGAACAGCCAGAGAATTGCTGATTTATAGGTTATTATAAGTCTGTCCCGGACATTGTACAATTTGTAGCGCATCCAAGTTGTCTTAAATCCGGGAAACTCACAGAGATCAATCAATGCCCGGTTGCGACCATCAATGACCAATTGTAAATAACTAATATCTGTATAATGATCTATCAATGGTTTTTTATTTACTTTCATTCTTCCTCCAGTATTTCATTGATATAATTTAAAGCTGTCTTCAAATCTAGTGTTTCATATTCGTCATAAGAATCTGTCATTAAATCTCTTATAGATTCCAGTTTTTCAACTTCAATTGAAATTTCCCGGTATTCACAATCCAAGTATGCGTCATCACAGGGCAGTCTGTGTTTATGACAGTAATCAATATTATCGTAGCTGACTTTTCTTAGTTCGCCGCAGTCAAAGGCTTCTATGTTTTTGTAACGAAGATATTCTCTGTGTGCGCATTTAGAGCAGATCATTTATTTATCTCCCTATTCATTATTTTTATTATCCAATTACAGTTACTCCTCCAATAAAAAAACTAATATTTTTCTGCCTTTTTCTTCCCACCATGTCCGGTCATGTTTATCTGCAAGTTGTTCCTGAAAAGCAATATCTTTCCATCTTTCCACAGGATGAATTTCGCAACCTATTCGGATGTATGATATTTTTAATTTTTCATCAAAATATTTATTGCAGTTGTATCTTGATATGATTATATCGATAATAGCTTCTTTTTCGATGATAGCTTTTTCTCCAATAACAGCTCCTTTTCGGATAATAGCTCCTTCTCCAATAACAGTTCCTTTTCGGATAATAGCTCCTTCTCCGATGACAGCTCCTTCTCCGATGGCAACTTTTTCTCCAATGCCAGCTTTTTCTCCAATAACAGCTCCTTTTCGGATAATAGCTCCTTCTCCAATAATAGCTCCTTCTCCAATGGCAGCCCATTCTTCGATGTCAGCCCATTCTCCGATGGCAACTTTTTCTCCAATGCCAGCTTTTTCTCCAATGGCAACTCCTTCTCCGATGGCAACTCCTTCTCCGATGATGATATTTAATTTTTTCACTCGATCATCATTTTGATTTACTTGTATCCAATTATTTTTATAATAGATATACATTTACTCCTCCTTAAATTTCTCAGGATTTTTCAAAAAATGCTTGATCAGCCAGCGCAAAAGATCGGAAAATGTTCTATCCCGTTTCTTTGCCTGTTTCTCAAGTTTAGCTTTAGTGTCCGGTTCCAGTCGGAATGTTACGTGTTCTTTTCTCATTCTGCCTCTTTGTTTTTAAAATCTATACTTGGATTAAACCAATCATCTTTTACAATATGACCGATTTCATGAATTTTTGAATGTTCACTTCTAACTCGTACAGTTTTTCCTATTAATTCTGACCATTCAGAAACACCGGCAATTTCCATTACTCGCCATATCCAATGACCGGCGTGAGATAATAACTTATGATAAGTAAAAGATTTAGGAAGATATAAAGCATATCCGCCAAATCCTTGATGTCCACAATCTCCATAATCCAAATAAATCCATGCTGTTAAGAATCCATGATCATCATTTGTTATTTTTGCACTTTCAATTATTGCGTTTTTTATTTCTATATCCATGGTTACCTCCTTTGTTTTTAACATACGTTACACAATGTTACACGTCAACAAAAAAGTCAAGAAAAATTTTAATCCTTGCATAAAAAATCTTTATTTTGTATGATGTAAAAAACCCAAAGGAGTAATATATGAACGCATATTCTACCGGGAGGACAAATTGGAGACGCAAATATCTATCAACATTACAACTATTATTTTTACTATTGTTTCTATTGTCATCGGGATTTTTGGTTTTTTCCTTGTACGCATGGTCAAAGGATACGACTCCCAAATCAAAGAACTATTTGAACGAACAAAAGATATGTCCGGCATCAGAGAAGCCATTGATTGGCTCAAGTGCGAAATCAGAGAAGTTAAAAAATAATTAAGGAAACAATTTGAGAACAGCTAAAAAAATCGGCTTAACGGCTTTTGTAATTTCAGAAGTCATTATTATATTTTTTGCTGTAATGACATTATATAAAGTCTCCAAAGACACGGCGAAGATAAGCGATATGGATACAATCCTATATGCTCAGGCTGCAATCTTGACAGTGACATGGGGCAGCCAAGCCGGTGTAAATATGATGAAAAATAAAAACGGAGTTAAAGAATGAAAGTAAAAATTCAATTTAAAATTGATGATAAAGTTTTAGAACTTTCTGACGAAAAAGCAAAAGAGCTGTACCTGAAATTACACGAATATTTTGGGCGTCAAGAAAGACCGATTTATATACCTTACATTGAACCATGTTATCCTGATCGGTGGACATGGGCTTAATAAAAAAATTATGTATGATGAAAAAAACGGAGGGCAACCATTATGTTACTAGGAATTATTGTCGGGATATTAATTTGTATTGCAGGACTTTATCTAATTTCAAGGAAATTATTGCTCATAATCTGGCCTGGAGAGTAGCGCGCGAATGCTAAGTAGCTGCTGATAGCCAACCTTTTTCCGGCCTGTTTTGAGATTCGATACGTAAGGCATTCTGACGCCGAGAATCCTGGATGCTTCCGCCGTTCCGATCATTTTCAGCATCCCTCTAATTTCCGAATACAATTCTTTTTTCCCGGTGTTATAATTTTCAATTATTTTTTTGTGATCCATATTGACATACCTCTATCAGTTTAGTATATTTAAATTGACACTAAACATTTAGTTACCTTCTTATTAAAATTTAGCCGAGCTCTCAACTCGGCTGTTTTTTTAGAAAATGAAAACGCTCAACCTTTAAATAATCCCTGTCCACTTTCCGACAAGTTCTTTGACTTTAAATTTGTCAAACCGATTAAGGGCTTCGTCAAGGCTAGTTTCATATTCTTCAAACTCTTTACAGTACTTGCGATTACCGCACTCAGTACACTGGATGTTTTTACATTTGTCTGGTTTTGTCATTTAGACCTCTCTTTATATTTTTCCTAAATTTTTTAATGTCTGAAGTTGATCTTTGAAACAACTGTAAATAAATCTGTCACCTACGGAATACATTTGTAAATTACTGTCCCATTCGATTACATCAAGTACATTACTGATAATTTCGGTCAATACATGATATTGTGTCGGTGTTAGTTCAATTTTTATTTTTTTCATATTGTTTACCTCTTAATTTTGTTTCGGCCTGCCCTGGCCATCTTCAGTCTCCCGGCTTCAGAGAGAGGCAGCGGACTAGTGCCCGCTTGACTCTGTTTATTCCCATGCTTTTGAAAATTCTTCATCTGCAAATAATTCCGCAAGACCAGTTATTTGTTTTAAACGCAATACTTCATCTGCATCCATACCTAATTCTTTCGCTATTTTTTTATCATTCCAATTTCTACGGGAAAGTTCCAATACTATATCACTCATTGATTGAATTTGATGTTTTCCTCTTGCTCTATTATGTCGGATTGTTGCTGCTATACGATCACTTCTACCGGTATCTTTATTGTTAATTATAACACAAGGAAGATGAGATAATTTTAATTCAATTCCAATTAAATGTCTATGAAAACCATCCACTATTTCATAACCATATTCAGTTTTCCATACAACAATTGGTTGAGTATATCCATTTGTTTGAATGGATAATTTCAATAATTCCATTTCCGGAGGAGCAACTTTATTTGGATTATAATCATTACCAAATATTTGTTCTATGGGCAACCATATTACATTATTTATAGGATGATCTTTTATCCATTCTTGGTTCATATTAAAAATTTACCTCCGTTTCTACATTTTATTTTATTTTCAAATTCTCGTTTATCTCTATCCAATTTTATTCTTGTTAAATATCGTTTATAAAAATATCCATCTTTTGTTTGATTAAACGATAATCCTTTTGCCCAATAATCATTACGCAATAACATTTTTGCTATTCTGCGCCATGATGGTCTTTTTCTTGTTGATTCTTCTTTTAAATCAACTTCATCTGGAATTCCATTTCTATATCCTCGTTCTTCATACCATCTTAAAAAAATATGGATTTTATTTTTATAATGTTCTTTTAATTGTTCAGGCATTGTTTCCAAAAGTAATAAACTAAAACTTTGCCATGTGTGATTTTCAGGTTTTGTTATTTTAATTTGTCCAGAAATATTTCCTGAATATTGAACAAATTCTGCCCCACTATTTGCACCATTAACACGAGCAATTATTTTTGACCAAGTTTCCGGTTCTATTATATGAAATAACCACAATCCTTTTCGTTGATCATCTCCATAAGGTTGACATATTCTTTGTTGATGAATAGACAATCCAGCTTTATACATAATATCATAAAGTTTATTATAACATTTTTTATATTTCCCATTATATTTCCATATATCAGATGTTTTCCAATCATATATCGGATATATATTATATATATTTGTATCATATATTTTTGTAGTCCACATTTTATTATTATATGTTTGTTTTTTATCATTTTTAATTGTTCTAAATCTATTTAAAGATTCATCTGATCGTATACCAACAAAACATGCAGTTTTTTTTCCTTGAGAATACCATTTTCCAAATTCAATTACGAAATCTTCAAATTCCATTCCTTTTCTAAAAAATGAAAAATAAGTAATATCATGAATAACATTATCAGGCAATGAACGAATCCAAATATCTCTTTTATCATTATCCCAGCATATCCATCGTGGTTCGAATACTGAAACAGCATTTCGTAAAATTAAAGGTAAACATATCCAATATAATTCAATATGATTATTATATAATTTGATCATTTCATTAATATGATCAATAGTATATTTATATTGCCCTTCTAAATCTATAAATAATAAACCGATTTTTTGATTGCGTTTAATTGCTTCATCCATTATAAGATGAAGCATTACAGTTGAATCTTTTCCACCTGAAAAAGATACATATATTTTATTAAAATTATCAAATATATATTTAATTCTTTCTTGAGTAGCTTGCAAAACATTTATTTTTAAATAATTTTTCATATTAATTCGGCATTATAATCAAGAATACTTTTTTTTAATCTTTCTGCAACAATAAAACAAGCATCTTCTTGGCAATAAGCAAAAACATGATATGATTTCAATTCTTTCCTATGGTTTATAATTGGATTATGATTTAAACATTGATCCCATTTTTTATTATAAATTTCTTTTTTTTCTTTAACTAAATATTTTCTTTTTTTCATATTGTTTCTCCTTATGTTTTATTTCCCGGCTTGTCACGGGCTGACTACTGTCAGGCACATTAAACGGGCTATTGCCCGCTTGACTCTGCTAATTATTGTCATATTTGATGGCATCCTCCCGTAATGTTTTTATTAGTAAAAAAATATTTCCGAACTCTTGCAGGCATTCGCCCGGTGTAATGTTTTTACGAGTAGAAATATAATCCTTGCTTTTTTGGTACTGCATTGATAATTGTAAATATTCTGTATTTGTCATTTTGTTTCTCCTTTGTTTAATCTTTCTACTATATAATGTATATTAAGTGTATACATGTGTCAAGTATTTTTTGCAATTAATTTAAATTTTTTATTGCTCATTTTCCGATAGTGTATTATTATGTATACAGAGGTTAAAATTATGACTAAACAAAATAATATTTCTTTTCATTGTAGATGTAAAACAGAAAAAGAACGTAATGCAATAAAAGAAGAATTACGCATCCGAGCAGCGATAAATAAAATGACAAATGCTAAATATCTTATTGCATTATTCGATAAAACAGAAAGGGAGTTAAAATGAAAGAAATTTGGATAAATATTAAAGGATATGAAAACAAATATCAAATTAGTAATTATGGCAGAATTAAAAGTCTTAAAAATTTACATAGAACTTATAGAGAAAAAATATTAAAAAATTTAGAAAATCCACAAGGTTATTATTTCGTTATTTTATATTTTGGGAAAATACAAAAAACAAAATTAGTTTCCAGATTAGTAGCACAAGCCTTTATTCCAAATCCAGAAAATAAACCGCAGGTTAATCATATTGATGGAAATAAAAAAAATAATTATATCTCTAATTTAGAATGGGTAACAGCTTTTGAAAATAGAAATCATGCTTATAAAATAGGATTAATAAATAATTCAGGGGAAAAAAACGGAAATTCAAAATTTAATAATAAAGAAATATTATTAATTCGTGAAACATATAAAAATAATAATTATACTTATAAAAAAATTGCAGAAATATTCAATATAAGCAATAGTCATGCCTGGAATATAATTAATAAAAAAATGTGGATTTATATATAAATTACTTGACACTTGTGTATACTTTTACTATATTAGTATTGAGAGACAATGAAAATGAAAACAAGCAAAGCAACGATAAGGAATCAAGACAGCAATCGCCAGGACACTTTGACCCCAGCGGCACGGATTCTGATGCAACGCGAAAAACCTGATGCCATAGAAGATCAGGAAACATGCTTGAAGGAAGGAACATGTTAGACATAAACAGAACCGACTTTACAGAGTGTTCAGTATGCAAAAAAACCGAGCTTACTGACAGAACCTACGGAATATATTACCCAAGATTCCCAAGGATCGGGAAGAAAGCAAGGTACATATCACACGGATTATGTCCTGACTGTTTTCAAAAACAAATGGAGGAAATATAATGGTTCCTAAATATTTACAGCATTGTTTAGTCACTGACGTGAAAACCGTTGAAGAATATCTTAATCGCTACTACAAACCGGATCGCTATAAAGGACGTGGCGAGGAATATGAAAAGATATTATTGGAAAGTTATAAAAAAGAATTTAAAGAAAAAGGTTATGTTTGCACAAGCCATCATGATAATGTAACCGGAAAATTTATTTGTTTCGCAGGTTAAAACTATGAAAAAAGAACACCTTCAACTATTTAAAAACAAATACGAAGCTAAGTTTGACAAAGCCCTTTCGGAAGGGAACAAGGAAACAACACGCCAAATACTAATAGACTGCAGGAAAGAATATGGTCAAATTCAAAATCATCACCAAACGCGGAGAATCAGCAGCGATGTTCTCCGATAAACAATTCAAGATTGCTTGTCATTATGCCGAACTACATAATGGTAAAGTTATAAATGCAAAGACAGGAGAAGTACTGAAAAATTTTTGTAAATCAAAACATTTTAAAAAGAAAACATAAAATGGAAAAGTTATTAGAATTAGGTCAAATAAGAATTGATATATTCACTAATTATGTCGATCCTGTATGGATGAAAATTACTTATCTTCCTACGGGTATAAGTGTTGAAGGAAAAGGTAAAAGCCAATTATTATTAAAAAGAAAATTATTGGAAGAATTAAAAAAAAAGCTAAGCAAAAGTACAGGTTCTCTTGGGGGTAATCAGGGGGGTATTGGAATTGAAAAGCAACTACCTGTTTTACCAAATAGCAAAATATCTTATAATAAAGACAGGAAAGCTACCATGAATATTGATAAAACCGGAAGTTTAATAGTAGATGGCACAGCACTACAAGGGAAACCTTTTTATTGTGGGAAGAAATTAAAATTATCAAAGGAAACATAAAATGAAAAGACTACTTATACTTGTATTGATGGTTTTAATTCCTGTTAATTTATTTGCATGGAAACCGGATAAATGGACTACTCAAGATACTTTATTAGAGAGTACATTTATATTAGTTAATTGTATTGATACTTTACAAACTTTTTATTTTTTAGAGCAACCTGGACACAGAGAAGCTAATTCTTTTTTAGGACACTATCCTACTCGTAAAAATATAATCGTTTATGATCTTATTTGTAATACATTACATATAGGAATTTCATATATATTACCTTCTACAATTGCAATTAAAAATATAAAATTTCATCCTCGAACCATTTGGCAATCAATTTGGATAGGAGTTCAAGGAAAAGTAATTCATTCAAATTATAGAACTATGGGAGGATTTCATTTAAAATTTTAATTACCATGATATACTAAAATGAGATAGTGTACTTCCTGATCCATCATCGATAGTGTAATAACCATCTCCAGTTGTTCCTGCGGTATGATTAATCCAAACGCCATATAAATATATTTGAGTAGCATTTATTCTTTTAGCCCTATTAAATGTCCACATCAAAGCAGGAGAACCATCTGAATAACCCCCACTAATTATCATTTCATTATCCGTACTGGAAATATAAGGGCTTAGTGTATCAAATATTGTATTTTCTGTAATGGCACTGCCTTCTATACTCCCCGTTGGCCATCTTCCTTTAGCTGTGGTAATATAGCCTGTACTTAAATTTACATTCCCTAAATAATTCCCGGTTATAGAAAGATTACCACCAACATATAAATTCTTCTCAACCCCCACCCCACCTTCTACAATCAAAGCTCCTGTGTCTTTTGTAGTAGATTCTGTAGTATTGGAGATTACTATATCGCCTGCGGAAGTACCTGCGGTGGCTATTACGAAATTTGAACCATTATGCTGTATTTGGCCATATTCGCCTAAATCACTTGAATAAAATCTAGTCAGGACTCCATCCATTATATACAAGTTTCCAGCAGGGTCTAGTTTTAAATCACCTCCTGAACCTACCGTTGTCAGTGTTGTATCTCCATCGCTTACAACGCTTACAGTTAAATAATTACTATCATCATAAGCAACCCTCTGTTGCGGCGTAGTGGTTGACTGGATATGGAAAGGGTTGGAAGCTCCAGCCGAGTCCCCTACTCGCAAACCAACAGAAGATAACCCCATATAATTCGATCCGGCAGCATAAAATTTTAACCGATTTACATCATGATCATATCCTATTGCCCCCGTATATCCAGTCCCTGCATCAGGATCAGACCACCATATAAAACCAGTCGCATTATTGGGTGTTCGGATATTTATTCCACCTGCTGCTTGATCTGTTTCAATTACTAAATTAGCATAAGCATGCCAATTTGTATCTGCGTTTGTTCCATTTGCTATATGTACAATCCCTCTTGTGCCTTTAACTGCTGTCGTGCCGATTGCTAAACCATTCGATTTCACATAGGCTATTGGAGTATTATTCGTACTCAGTATTAAATCTGTGTTTTCTCGATTTAATATTATTGCGTTTTCAGATGCATCAAGACCAATTGATAATCCATCGCCAAGCGTTGCCCCTGTTGTTGTATTGGTAAAATGTGCAAGAGATGAACCTGAACTTCCTTCATGAATTTGTAATTGCGTTACAGGCGCATCAATGTTATATCCTATCGGTTCAAGGAAATTAATCCCGTCTCCATCAACCGAATAAATATTATCCACATTTATTCTAGCAATTGAAAACTGATTCCCTGCTACATTAAAAAATTCATTCCAATTCTCGTAAAGCTGGTTGAACTCCGCTTCAAAAAAACTACCAAGCGCTAAAGTTCCGGTTGCCGGAGTTGTGCCATCCCGCCAAGTTCTAGTTTTTGTTGGATTATAAGCCATTCTAAGCCTCCTGTATTATACGACATCACGGCCAAAGCCATTTAGCCAGACATCGCCGCTAAGATAAAAATCTGTGCCATCATCTGCATACACACCGCTTAACCATTGCGTTCTGATTTCAACAAGTACACACCATGAATGCAAAGGTTTATATTTTAAAATGATCTGGATCATTGCCTGTCTTTGCCCGTCAGGAACGTCTATATGTTCTATATCAGTTATATTCCCATACTCATCCCTGGTAACTGATTTGCCAATAAAGAAAAATAAAGGCCAATAGCCGGAATCTTCCGGTATTGAGTACACGCTGTTATCAAATATATAATTTACTATCAATTCACCTTCAAGAGAATATTCCGCATCATAATAAATATTCGGATCAATCGGAGGTGAATTAGGAATAACAACAACATCAAATCCGGCTTCCTGGAGTTTGTCTTGCAATTGATCATAAGCCCCGCTTGTACTGCGGTTAAACATAAAACCTTTTAAAGCCTGTCGCCTTTGCAGTTCTGTCGATCCTATTGCATAAATAAGTCCATAATCCCGTTCAAGATCGGAAAGAATAGAAGTTTTCATCGGATTTCTTAAATCGGCAAGATCGAAAAGATCAGCCTCCGCCAATTGCGAATTTATAGCAATTGCATTTAACAACTTGTCATAATCATCGTCTAAAGCAGGTTCCCAAAACGAGCCTTCCGGCCATAAAGCATTTAAAACTTTTCTAGACATATTCCGGTTCATCTCCCAGTTTAGTTAGTTCATTATTCTCTAACTCGTATTTGTCATCATCAGGTTCTACGTAATATTCCCCATCATAGACTTCAAATGTAATATCTGTCGCAGAAGCTCCGTAAGTTTTTAAAACATCCTGAACTATTTCAGATATTGCCACCTTAGTTATAATATCTCTCCGCTCCTGAATCAAATCTATCGCTGCGATAAAAGGTTTTAAAGTCAAAAAGTAAGCTGTTAAATTATCTTCTATGTCCGTTTTGCAGTCTTCTTCCGAATCTTCAGGACAGTTAAAATTATGTATTATAACATGTATCGGAGTTCTTATAATTGATTCAATCCAGAGATTTTCGTTTGTATGTCCTAATACAAATCTTGATTCCCCCGTATTCGGATCAGTTCCTAAAGCCGTTCTGACTGCTGTTATTAAAATCGCAGGCGCGATCCCGTCAGGATCAACATCCGTTGTAGCCTCTATGTAAATAGTACGGTCTCCCGGATATGAATATTCTTCCTCAGGGCGCCCAGCCCAGGGGAAGATCGTCTTAACTCCGGTGACAGCTTCACCCCAAATCTTGTGATCTGCCGCATTACCTCCGCCCGTTATGGCGCGCTGCGCGAATAAAACCCGTGGACGATAATCTGCGTCACTTTCCCTGTCAACTCCCAAGGTATCAACTTCGGTAACTTCAGCCTGTGTCTGCGATCCTGCAATTTGTGATGATATAGACAAGGTATTTCCGACATCAAGATTGCCGTCTGATCCGGTTTCGACACATCTTAAATCCAATTCCGCCGATCCGCCACTGGCTGTTACTTCGGATTGATTCTTGTATCTTAGTCCGTTGGAATCGCCGACAAATTCCCATCCGACTGGGTAAACAGTTCCGTTAGTTGCAGTAATTTCAACTGTAAGAATTGCAGCTTCGGCCAACTTCCTGGGTGTATAATTATCATCGCCTATCCGGTCAAGGCCATTCTCTGTGGCTGTTAAAGCTAAATTTTGTTTCGCCCTATCTGCCGCATATTTATATAGCCCTACATCCTGTCCTGCTTCCGCCCCGGCCAGAACTCTTAAAAAAGCCTTATCGTTTAAAGGGGAGGTCTGCCCAAGTTGTCCCTCAAATGTAGCCAGATAATCGTCAAAAAGTTCCTGTGTTGTTTTTATTCTATACATCTTTCATCCTCTCATGTGCAGGATTTAAACTCTGATTTATCCAATTAATTCCATTGTTGTAAAAAAGCAACTCTTGTATATCTTGCCCCGGCGGTTTGATCTGAATATAAGTGTTAATATGATTAAGATCGGGATTATTGACTACCACATTTATTTGACTTGCCAAATTTACATCCAGCATCCATTTTAGCGCTTCATTTGCATCATTTCTGACATCATTAAGAGTATCGACATCAACAATAACTCTTTGTTTTTCAAATTCAGAACCTATTTTTTGATTCGTATTTTTAACTAATGAGTTCCCCCACCATCCGGGTTTCGTAAATAATGAAATCTGAACGGCATTCTCAATTCCCTGATCCATAACAGGCTGTCCGTCCGTGAATTTCATCTTCGCGCCGTTTTCTGTTATTTTAACTGCCGGATCGCCCTGAAATCTACTCATAGTAATGACCCCGTTCCCGTTGTTGCGCCGTTAATAGTGTCAGGCGTTGTAAGTGTTATTCCAGCCTGTACATCTGCGCTTAATATAGCATCTTTGATAATATCCGCCATTGCGTCTGCGAAATCGGCATCTGTCATTCCGGATTGAGCGCTAGTATATAATGCCTGTAGTGCTGTTTTAATTGTACTTTTATTAACTGCCATTATTCCCCCAAAAGTGTCGCTAATCTTGTTTTTATCGTTTCAAGCAATGCCTGACTTGCCGGCGATACTGTATGATTTGCCGGACTACCGACTGTTTGTATTGCTTTTATTTCATCGATAAAATCTGAAAATAAAGTCATTAAAACTTCAACTTCGTTTTGTATTGTAATCAACCCGTCTGAACCAAGTTTAATACGTGCCTTCTTTGTTGTAGCCGGTGAATCCGTGCTGTAAATTTCTTTTTCTCCAGCTTCCGTTTCAGGTTCAAGATCATCTGTAACTGCAACTCCAGCCAGAAAACCATTTGCATCCAGGACTAATACCCTGCATCCTTTAGCCGGGTAAGTATCTTCTCCAGCCTGCGTAATCAATTCAACTGTTCTGACATCTTCCGGTATTAATTCTACCTGAAGCAGTAATCGATTCTTATCACCGTCTTTGTTCTCTGCTATCTCTGCGTTTTTAATTATCCCTACCACGGCTCTTCTATGTCTCCTATTTGATACATGGACGGAGGTTTCAACTGTAATATTCCTGTAGTCCCGGATACTTCGTAATTAAATTCAACTTGAGAGATTAAAAAAGTAAATCCATTTTCCGATATAACGGGATTTTTAATAGTAATCGTAGTATTCGGCTGAAACAATTCATCATTAGGCGCATACCACGTATTAACCGGAAAAGGAATCTGTAAAGCCTCTGCGGCTGTCTTATTTCGTTTCCATTCTGCGGCATTTAATCCTTCGCCCGGAAGACTTTCATCTGCGCTTACTGTTAAAAATCTTGTAGACGGTACGGACTCATCAATGGCTTTATGCTTTACCCTGGTTCTATTGGATTGTGAGGAAGAAACAATAACTTCGTATTGATAGAATCGTTTCCTGCCGTCAAACTCAAATTCATAATTCCGCGTATAAGGATTTTCCACTTGTAACGTCCCAACCGGTTTACCTGTTACATTAGGTTCGACTATAACTAAATTTCCGTACTTATCGCAGGATAAAATACATCCTCTCTGTGCCGCAAATCCTGCAAGTTTTGAGAAACACTTTTCAGTCTGTCCGACTGAAATCCGGCTGAATCTTCCCCCTACATCCGCGTTTACTATTACATTTTCAATTTCAAATACTCCAGCCTGATTCGCGCAAAGTTCATCAAGTTTAATATTATTCTGTTCATAAGGAGGCTGCCATACACTGTCTATCATATCAGCTATTTTTGTATATATCTTAAGTTCTCTTGTCATTCCTTCGATTCCCATAACGGATTTAACATAATATAAAACCCCCGTCATTTGTAGGTAACCGCCGATATATACCTTAGCTTCGTTGTAAGAATTCGGCGCGGTGATAGAATCAATTTCCGCATCCAATCCCGGCTGCCACGGCATTATGCACGTAAATCCATCTGCGCCGGTATCCATAGTTTTTAAAAGTTTTCCGCTTGAAATTATAATTTCCCTGTTCTCGATCACTAAGGTTAATTCATCATGTTTCTTACCGGAAATATAGTCAGACATACACTACCACCTCTTTGCCTTTCGGAAGTAAAAGTATTTCATTTGCCGTCAGCTCGTTTGAATTTAAAAAAAGGTCATAATTTTCATCATCTATTCCCAAGCTGCCGTATTCCGTCACCGTGATCTCAAGAGGCGATCTGGCATTTTTGAGAGTTATTCTTTTTTCAACTTTTAAATTAAAAAACTGCTGTATGAGAAATTTAAAACATAGTGTATAAATATTAATCAATGTTGTATAAGTTTGAATCCCTGAGTAGTACTGTTGATCTATCCTTAATCCGCTAAAGTTATCCTGTATTTCTTCAATAGCATTGATAGTATTATTAAGTATTGATGTTAAATTCTCAATTGCACTTATAATCTCCGATCTGGAGTTAAATTCGCTCGTTGCCGTAATCTCTGCGACTGCCAAAAGCGTTAAGGTTGCCCCGAATTCCAATCCGACTATAGTATTATAATCTTCTTTAGTTATTGTCTCCGGCACAAATTCCAGAATTGTTTCAGAAAGTCTTTCATAATATGAATATCTTGTTGAAAAATCACTCGATGCTTCTGTAGGGATAAGCATCATGTCCGTTTGTGCTTCCGCTATTTCATCAGGATCGTCCCCTATGCCATAATTTACTAAAGCTGAATTAAATGCAGCCTTGGCATCCTGGTAATTATCATATAACGCGGCTTTAGTTGCTGTGAGTTCTTCGATTATGCTATCCATAGCCCCACCGATTTTATTAATTATGGTTGTTGTCGCGTTTATAAGCGCATAAGCATCCGCGCGAACTTGCCTTAACAATGTAGCTGCGTCTTCGATCAAAACTAAAGCTGTTGATAATATGGAAGATGCCAATTCGTCAGGACTGACAAGTCTTTCCACGTTTGCAGGTTCAATCCATTCCGTCTGGAACTCGGTTACATTTTCATCAATCGTGTCTATGTTTTCCGTAAACTTTATAGGCTGTAAGATCAAAGCCCCTTCAACCGGATGCACTACCTCCCATTGTCCCCTCTGCTTTAAAGCCTGTTGGAACAAATTTGAAAAAAAATGATGAAACATACCGTCAAAGTATATCGTAAGAGGATAGATAGTTGATTTAATTCCCATATCCTGAACTATATCACCATCAAATTTCGGTATCGAAAATATGCCAAGTTTTTTCTCCGTTACCCTGGGGTCTTTTCTCCATTTTGCAGAAAACTCTATTCCATCCGGAGACTTTAAAACGATTTCGTCTTTTACCTCATTTTCCCAGGACATTACTGCGCTCCTAATAACTGAAGTAATATGGCAGGCGCGCCCCTTGTCTGGCTCTGTACTTGTGTCCCCTCCGGCGCATTGGCTATATCTATTCTGCCTTGAAAATCAATTCTTCTTGCCCTTGCTTCAGTTTCATTCGGCGCGCGGCGTTGTGTTGTCTGATCGGGCAAAGGCGTTTTAACCATATTTCTTATTAATGCGCTCTGCGTGTTTCGATTTGTTTTATCAATTACGCCTGCGGCTTCCTTTACCGCGCCCAAGTAAGTTTCTCTGAATGCTTTCAATTTATCTGCCCCGGCTTGCGCGAACTTACCAACGCCCGGTATTTTCGCGAACACTTCAAGAATTTTCTGAATAGGATGCAATAAACTATCAAGCAAAGCCTTGCCTATTTCCAATAACGCGGCTTTAATGCCGCCTGCTGTAAATGCAGCTTTTACTTTATCCCATCTTTTGTAAATAGAGATAATCGCATTTATGACCCATCCTAAAGGTCCCGCAATGAATAACATTGTCTTGCCGAATTTATCCCAGTATTTAATTGCTATTATAATATATGCTATCAATGCGGCAATACCCACCACTATTAAACCGATAGGGTTAGCGGTTAAAACAATATTCATTATCTTCTGTGCTATTGCCCACAATTTAGTCATCTTAATAGCCGTCCAGATAGTCTTACGCATCATTATTAAATATTTAATCCATCCAACGGCCATCATTATTTTTTGAACTAGAATAACTCCAGATATTGCAGCAGCTATCCCCGATAAAATAATAATTAATGCCTTTCCTTTTACGCTTAATTTATCCCAGTTCTTTCTAAGATAGATAATCATCCCGATCAATGCTCCGATTAAAATAATCATAATTTTGAATTTAGACATTCCCATGATTGAATTAAATATCTTCTGCGCGTTACTTGCTATTACCAATGCTTTACTGTATAATAAATAACCAGATATCAAAGTTATGATTATCGGCGCAAAAGGTTTTAAAATCTTTAAAACCTGAAATGTTATTTTAAAGAATGAAATCATTTTTTCCGTAATATTTTTTAATCCATTTCCGATTTTATCGGCATCTATTTTAGCCATCATTTCATTAAGTTTCGCATATCCCTGCGTTAAAACAGGTAAAACTTTTGACATTGCCCTTGCTGCTGTTTGTTCTTTCATCGTTTGAAATACACGTTTTTGATTTGCGTAACTTGTTTCAAGAGTTTTAGCAAAATCACCCTGTGCATCCTTTGATTTATCCAATAAGTAATTATAACGCAAAGTAACCTTTTCCGCCTGAGTCATTGCTTTATATTGTTTCGTCATTCCCTGAGTTAATGCAAACGCTTCAAGGTTGGCAACATTCATATTTATACCGATTTGCTTTAAAGGTTCAGTCTCGCCCGATATTCCTGCCCTTATTTTCTGAAATGCCTGTTCATGGGGAAGATTATAAAACGATGCAAAATCACCCGTTAGACCTGCTAAATTTTTTGACATTGTCGTCATTGTCTGACCGGACAAACCGGAACTTTTAATCATTGCCCCTATTGTCCCGGTATATTGTTTCGCTTGTAATTCTGAAATTCCGAAATCTCTTATTGCAGTTTTGGCAAAATTATTAACATCTTTCGACATTTCGGTAAAAGTAGTATCAACCACGTTTTGAACTTCGACTAGATCAGATGCAAGATCAACAGCACCTTTCCCAAATTCCCATATCGCACGTGCACCACGCATTAATATATTCGCTTTTATAATACTCCCTGCAATACCTGATATCTTTCCTCTTAATAATGTACTTGATTTAGATGCTCGATTGAATGCATCTGACGCAGTATTGCCAAAATTTTTTGTATCGCGTCCCATTGTTCTCACAACGGGACTATATTGATTTGTTGCTTTAAATGCTGTCGTAACCGCAAAATCAGGCATTTTCAACCTCATCTATTATCTTCTTTTCCTCTTTATCCATTATCTCATGCCATGTATTCCATTCTCTTAATTCGGCAAAGCGTAATTTTTTTATCTCAGAAATAGGCTGTTTTCGATAAAACAGATTTCCCATCCACTGCCACACTTTGCCTATACGGCTAAAAAAAGTAATCCTAATACTTCAGCAAGGCTAAGATCAACACCTTTCATATTCTTTACTGCCGCTTCTCCATTACCGGATAAAGCTCCCAGTAAAGCATAAGCGCGTCTGTAATAAGCCTCTGCAGGATGTCCATCCATTGCGGCCTTAGCATTCCCGTCAATTTCCCGATATTCGATTGTTTCGCCTTTTTTTGTAGTCTGGATTATTTTAATACCATTTTCAACTTTAACCTGAAGCCGCCCTTTTCTGATAGCCTGTAATGCTCTATCGTACCCCTGCTGAATTCCTTTCCTCAAATTCTCGTCTTCAATTTCTTCAATTTCAATCTCATAATAATCCGTCATCTTTTTTAATTCACTTCTGGCTGAAGAAACGCTTAATTTGTACTTTTCTTCCTTGATTTGTTCTGACATAAAATCTCCTTAAATTTCTAATATATTTCTTGCCGGAGGTTTCTCCGTTTGATTCATGTAAAATGTAATTTTAACTTTTTCTAACTTTTCAAGTTTTGACGCTACCCGGTAAGGTAAGTATTTCATTTGTCCCGGCTTGATCCATTCGCTTCTTTTCCCAGTCATGTGTTTTCTTAATCCTAGTACAGCCACTTTTGTATCAGGCGGAAGATCGGGTTTCTGAACCCTTTTTGCGCCTTTATCCAGTTTTAGACCGTGTCCTTTCCCTTCCTGTGCCTCGCAGATCAAAAGTTTATCAATCCAGTTTATTGGAAGTATTTTTGTTAATTGTTTTGAGTAGTTATGATCTCCGCCTTTATTCCCCCACCATTTGGCTTTAAAACGGTAATTTGTATGAATAAAAAAACATTCGGTTTGATAAGATTTCTGACTGCCCCAGTGACGCGGAAAAATAACATTATTCCAGCGTTTCACCCTTGCGATATTAATATGATCTTTTTTTGATTTCCTGACTAATTTTTCTATGACATCCGGCGCGACATATCTGTCATCATCATCGATAAAATGGAACCAGCCGGGTTCATCGGGAATAGCTTTTAAAAGCCTGTTGTTATAAAGATTGTAAGTACCGTCTCCGTATTCCGGGCCGTAAGCCTGCCCGCATACGATTATATCGCCAGTAACATATTCATCTCTGGGATCATCGCTATGAACTATTGTGACTATATTATCATAGGTTTGCTGTTTTATAGATTCCATCAGGCAGGAAAAAAATTTCGGCCTGCCCGATGTTCTTATAAGAATATATACTGGTTCCATACATTAGGCCAATACCGGAGTCCAAGCATTTTTAGATTTTGCAGGTATGATTGTCAATGTCGATCTGCCTTCTTCTGATTCATAACTTTCATAATTAATCCTGCCTGTTGTTCTGTAAGTAGAACCGTCAGCAAGTTCAACCGCAACAGTAACATCAGCCAAAGATTCTGCGACATTATTCAAATCTTCCATTTCCTGCGGGGATGTCATCAATATGACCGATTCCTGAGTTTGTACCCTGCGGGTATACTTCATGATTGTTTTACCGGATGTCGGAATGCCTTCAACGGTAAATCCAGACCGGTTAAAAGTTATGTTAATATCAGCAGGCACATCGTAACTTACACCGTTAATAATAACTCTATTAACAGTACCAGTGTTATTACCCATTATTCACCTCCTAGTAAAATTGCAATACTTGTATCCATTCCTATCAGGGTGTTGAATATTCCGCCTTCGCCCGAAGGAATTAGCGGACAATAAATATCAAATCCCGTAAGCCCGGCTCTTAATTGTACCGTAAACTGAGTCTTTGACCAATCTCCCTGATATATCCAGCCAAGCCCTACAAAAGCATCGATTAAAGCGATAACATCATCTTTGACCGTCTCAACATCCCTGGCTCTTAATTTAGCCGTAGTATCAGTGACTTCCGTAACATCCTCAACAATGTAAATACCTTTCCATTTAGTGCTTTCAAAATTCTGTTTCCAATTGTAAAGTACATTCTGAGCAATTGATATGTTTTTCATTTGCCTGAAATAATTAGACTCGGCGGGGATAGTTGTCGGTCTGAAGAATGTATCGATATTCTGCATTGTTAAAATGCCGTTCTTGGATAACGTTGTTGAAAGTCCGCCTTTAACTGCTAAATCCCTGTTGTCATAATCATCTGTCCACCTGTTTGCTCCGACGCCTGCCCAGACTCCGTCAAGTATCTGGTCTATCATTCCAACCTGTGGATAAGTGCTATGTAAAACAGCCATCGCTCCCAAAACCTGAGCTGCAATTTCCTGCGGATGATTATAACTTCCCGGCGCACAAACTTTTCCGTTTGTCCTGTCCGTTTCCCGCCTGAGTAACGCAAATGCCAAAGCTGCTGTCAATCCTGCCGATCCGTCCGTGGTATCGCCGACCAATGATCTGAAAGGTCTTGCAATTTCTTTTCTATAATTACCGACAAAATCGTTCCCGATTCCGTTATAAGTTGAAATTGTATTAAGTGTTGTAGTGTCTGCGCCGTAACCGTGAATTAAATTTGTAAAGAATCTTTCGTTTTGATTATCTCCGGTTCCGAGCGCATCAAGCGCATCCTCTATGTCAGGCACACCGGAACCGCCTGTCATGGCTGTTACCGTACAGGCGACACCTGTCGGATATACCGCAGTATAGGGATCATTTTGATTTCCTATCGCAAGCGTTATATCGTCTCCCCAATCACCGCCTGATTTACTTGTTATTGTTACAACTCCAGCCGCGTTAGATGCCGTAACGGGAAGATCATCATCGTTGTTTATTGCATCTTCTACCGCTTCCCCGATGTCATCTGCCGAATCATCTTCTGCAACCGTCACCCTTACAAGATCACCGGCTATGTAAAGATATAAAGTCCCTGCCTGTACGTCCGCACTAGCGCTAAAATCAAACTCTCCCACAGCCGTTGCCGGATCGGAACCGCCCTCCAGCTGGGGTATAATCCATGTCTCAACTTTACCCGGTCTGAATGCTGCTTTAGCCAATCTGTGCAACATAAAACCGTACCCGGTTTTGCCGCCGACATCCTCAGCGCTATAAACTCTTATCGGAACATTTTCCGTTATCGATATAAATGTATCTTCATCAAACGTACCGATTATAACGTTTTTTTGCGCAAGAACTCCGGCAGATACCGCATATTGTTCATTTTGTAATCCTACGACATTTGCTGCCGCAAGAGACGAAGGATAAACTGGCATATTGACCTCCTAATTTTCTATAATAACGCCCGTATCTCTAAACGGTACGTCTGAATCAATAACTATGGGATCAGGCTGATTCCCCAAACTTCCCAGGACTTCTTCCTGAACCCTGCAAGTATATTTCATATTTGCCGTCTTAACTACAAGATCACCATGTTCTATTTGAACATCTTTTGTTATTTTAGAAATCCAACGGCTTGAAATTTCTCCGGATTCAAAATTTATCTTCTCATTTCTGGCATCCATTATTATCTGGTAAACATATTCAATCAATTCATCAATCTTTTCATCTGCCCTTTCCGCAGCTTCTTTAAGTTCCGATAATGCATAGGCTTTTTGCTGTTCTGTAGCCGTTACCAAATCTAACACGGACACATCCACACTTGCTTTAGCGCTTGCCGTCATATCAATTTCTACAGTCAGATCATGTGTTTTAGAACCCTTCATCCTTCCGGCAGATTTTAAAAAATCACCTTCTGAATAATAAACCTGTACTAACCTGTCATTATTCAAAACTTCATTCGCATTTTTGGATTGCCGCTGAAATCCAATAACTCTGAATCTGCTTTCCGCCTGTTCTGCTAACAAAGTCTTTAATACTTCTTTGACTTCTCTGAACATCATCATGATACGGGAACCTCTGATTCTTCTACTCTTTGCGGATAAATACGAATAAATCCTATATCAGTTCCATGTTCAGGCGATCTCGTGGGTGTAAATACAAATCTTTCTTTTAAAGCTCCTTCGATTGGCGATATAGGCATCTTAATATACCAATTCTCACCGGCCCTAGGAACTCTAATTAAACTTGATATTCTCAATGTAACTACCGGCTCATTAATAATAATAGATTCTCCCGTTTCCGGGTCTTCGCGTCTTGAGTAATATAAAACCTGTCCACCTAAAAGCTGGGAAGAATTATTTAAACTATACCTTTGTACCTGCCCATCAGGACTTGTTAATTCAACAGGCATTTTCCATTCGCCTTCCAGACTTTCATGTAAATCAGACTCTATTTGTGCGCGAAGATTTTCCATTTTCAATCTTTGTCGTTGCTCCCTTTCTTGATCTGTAAATCCGTTTAGGTTTTTCTTCTTTTTCTTCTTTTACTGTTTTCTTCCGGGTATCGATAATTTTAAATTTTACGTAAGGCGGTATTACATCGCCTTCGATAAACTTTTTACCGCCTGCGTAAACTGTTTTATTCTTCGGTACTATATTCATTCCCGCCTCCCTTCAAAGATTCATTCTCCGCTTCCAGTTCCTCTATCCTTGCCATTAAATCTTTTTTAGTACCGGATTTCAACTTAGCAAGTTTCTCTTTTAATTCATCGATCTCAACATAAGCAGCAGTTAATTTATCATCATTTTCAATTTTCTCTTTTGAAAAAATTTTACCGATACGACCCGAAATACTTTCTCCGGATTTCTCTTTGCGAAACGCCGGCCCTGAAAACATTAATTCTCTTTTCATATTCCCCCCTAGCTACTTACTGTCAAGCAGTGATGGAATGTAAAAAAAGCATCAGTCTGAGTTGTCGCAAAAATAGGCGCAGACTGTGTTCTGATCGTCACCTTCTTGTTATCTCCTGCCGGGTATGCATCGCAATTAAACATCTGCGGCGTAACCAAACCGCCCGGATTCTTGATCTTAGCAGGAATCATCGGAACGCTCATATCCATTCCAAACCAGTAACTGTAAAGCTGTTGAGTTACCGGATCAGCCGGAAGAACTTCACCCGGTCCGAAATACCTGTCACATCTTGCTCCGCTATAAGCGAAGAAAAATCCGTTTACCGGCATAAGATACTGAACATCGCCGTCATCATCCGTTACTATCCCATCGTAACCGAAAAGATAAAAAGTACGGCCTCTGGGAGTCATAAACCATGCTATCGGAGTCAATCCTGCATCTACAAATCTCTGATATCTTGCAGGAAGCGACCAGTTTCTTTCACCTGCACGAATCATTTGAAAACCGCGATTATCGGCAAAGGCTTGTATTGTTGTATCGTTAAGAATAACCGGCAACACATTTGCCCCTGCAATCGCCATATCCGCTTTAACCTTTCCGACTTCACGCATTGTCTGTAAAGCAGAATCCCAGTCACCCAGAATATCTGCTGCCGCATTATCCCATGGAATCGTAGGAGATGCAATCAGGCTGGCGTTACGTCGGAAATCGTACCAATTATCGGTATTCGCCGAAGCAGTATCCCCCAAAATCCCAGGATGTGCGCCACCTAAAAGAGATAAACCGCAAAGAACTTCAAACAATCTTACATATCGTCTTATATGCTCAGCATGAAATTTCCTTGCATATTCTCTCATCCTAGCCTGACGATCCATTCTTTCATACGGATTTTCGCCCGGCATTCTCTTATTTAACTGACTTGCCGTAATATCGGAAAGTTCTTCACAAAGAGGATAAACTCTCGAAAAACTCGACCAGTTTATATCGGACACATTTTTCTGCATATTGAGAAATCTGCTGTTCGTTCCTCTATGAATCATTTTCGCGTATTTCTCTCCGTCCGCCCGGATTATATCGATATCGACAACTTCGCTGTCCGGGTTATAAACCGTTTTCGATCCACCGCTTGCAGGATTACCAAAGAAAGCCTGCCAGGCAGTATCAACGGCAATTATTTCCCGTTCATCGAACACTTCATCCATGAAGCGGCTGTATGAATCAACTGTATTTGGACTTAGCATTATTAACCTCCTTAATTTTCATGCGCCGTAGTTGTCACGGTCGCTTCTAGTCTTATATTCACGGATTCTTCAAGGGCACGTCTTGCCGTTCTTGCTTCTACTGTAGCCGGCGCAACAACCGTATCTGCATCCAGTGTATCATCGTCCCAGATCACTTCGCTTTCATTCACCCGCGCATTACCGACAAGAATTGGTACATCTTCGATATTATCATCAGCAAGATCAGCCGCTGCGATATTATCGCCTAAATAAATCCCTCTAGGAACTCCCGAACCATCCGTTCCGGCTACACTTACAAACGGCGTCCATAACCCGGATGCCGCAATTTGCGCCATTACCGTCCCGTAAAGCAACTCAGTTGTCCTGTCTCCATTCTGTATAATGTCATGATTTTCCACATCTGATTCATCGGATAGAATAAGAGGGGTGTTTGATAAGTCTTCCCGTTCTTGAAATGCCATTATGTTACCTCCATACCATTTTCAGTTTTATGCTGATTTACTACTGCCATTAGATCAGTTTCAGATTTAATAATTCCGTCCTTCTGAAATTCGTCAGATAATTCTTTTATCTGCTGACCTGTAGCATTTTTCGTCTTTTCCGATTCATCTTTTGCATCATCGCTTTTACCCTTCTCGACTAAAGAATCATAAGTAGCTACTGCTGCGCTTAATGAATCATTAGTGACTTTACCTTCCACGACCTGAATTGCAAGACCGCGTATAGGGGCTGGATATTCGCTATCCGGCTTTATGTATACCATGGCTCCTGCGATTCTGTCCTGAACCGATTTAACCCCGGCATCGAATTTTGATTTTAATTCATCCTCATATTCTTTTCTCGCGGCGGGGTTTTGTTCCAAAAACTCTTTTAGAGTCATAATAACCTCCTGGTTTATATTATCCCGCGATAATGCGGGGTTAAGCTCTCCTGAAGCGGCTTCAAATTTTATATACTTAATATCATGATCTTTAAGCCATTTTTTTGCTTCATCTGTCGTAAATTTATCTTTCTTAAATCGATAAGCCTGTGTTGTAGTAGTAGTTTTCCCTTTTAAACGACCTATTATTATATCAATTCCTGTTTCAATATTTTTCCTGCGAAAACTTTTTTCTTCAAAATCTCCCGGTTCTCGTACCCTAGCGGCATGTTCATTCGGATAAGGCATGTATGGTTCTGAATTTTCAATATCTATAAATGCCGCAATTTCTAATATTTCATTATCATCTATTTCCATCCCGCGTATTTTCTTTTCTGTTTCTTTAAACTGTATTTTTGCATTTGCAATTGCTGAATTTTTTTCTTTATCCTCTTTTGTTTCTATTACTTCATCTGCGAATCCAGCATTTTTAATTTCAGTACCAAAAAACCAGGTTTCATTATCCATTAATTGTCGTATTTCTCTTTTTTCACGTCCTGTTTTTTGAACATAAGCTAAAGCCAAAAGATCAGTAAGACCTTTCAACATTTCAGTAAATTTTTCCGTCTCCCTGTAATCGCCTATAACCCCACCCCAGGGATTATGAATCATTAAAACAGCATTATCTTCAACTGCAATTATTTCAAAAGCCGGATTCATTGCAAAATAACTTGCCATCGATGCCGCAAGACCTTTTACCGTAAGTATATTCTGTGATTTTGGATATTTACGTTTATAATCTCTGAAATCATTATATACTTTAATCCCTTCAAACACACTTCCACCAGGACTAGCCAAATGAACATCAAGGTCTTCTCCTCCTGCTTCATCAAGTAAATCGCGAATTCCAGATGATGAAATTTCCCATCCAAATTCACCCTCTATTACTATTCTTTTCATTTTTACCCCATAAAAAAAGCCCATGTACTCTTGTACACGGGCTTTTAGTAATCTTTCCAGGACTAAAAGAATCCGGTTATAATTTAATCGGTTCTTTCCTCGTTTTCTTTATTCCTTGTATGCCGCCTTGATTAAAATGTATCTCTATATCGCCTGTAAATTTTTCATCTTTCAATTTTAAAAAAAAATTCACTATTTTATCTATAATACTATGAGACATAATTATTTGTCAATTATTTTTCTATAATTTATTTACTTCCGTATTATAATCAGTTTCTAAATCTTCTTGATATGGTTCGATTTCATCATTTTGCTCATTAATAGCTATTGTATGCAGAGTTGACTTTCGATAATCTAACGCCATTTTGCCCATCATTCTCAATGTAAATTCGTTCATGGTTTCACCGCCATCTCTTGTTGCTAAATACCAACTTTGCAAATAAGGTCTCAACCATGCCGGTACTGTCGTACTAATTTCAATTTCTGTTGTCGGACTAAGTATAAAATCATCCCATGCCATTTTAAATCTCCTTATACAAGTGCAACTTCATGCTCAACACCTGCGCCATCCTGAAAATATAATTTATTATCATTTTTGGTATAAATTTTACCATAATCATTATCTGCTGTCGGTGTCGTTGTCTCTTTAAGTGCTAAAATGCCATCGTTTAAACAGCCAACATCACATTCATTTGTTAAAGGCATTGCTCCGATTGCAATTTTATTATTTGCAAGATCGCCATATATTGTATTACCTATATTCAGTTCATTGCTAACTATTGCCCCGCTAGGGTCTACATCATGACCTATAATAATATTATTAGCTCCAGTCGTTAAAACATCCCCAGCCCGATAACCTATACAAATATTATTACCGCCTGTTGTTATCAAACTTCCAGCTTCATATCCAATAGCTATATCATATGTCGCAGTAGTAATAACCCTTAATGCTCGGTATCCAACTGCAATGTCATAATTTGGACTATTCCCGTTAGCGCCGTACATAGCCTGATATCCAATAGCAACATTACGATCCCCACTTTGATTAAAATAAAGAGCTTGATATCCACTTGCTAAATTAGTAAATCCAACTGTATTGTTATAGCCAGAAGCATATCCAAAAAATGAATTTCCCCACCCGGTCGAAACATTTCTACCTGAGTTTACTCCAAACGCTACATTAAAACTCCCGGATGAAAGACTGTACAACACACTAGGACCAATACCAATATTGCCTGACCCGGTTATATTATTAAGCGCCAGAGCGGCAGTTCCGATAGCAATATTGCCATTACTTGTGGTATTGAGTAACGCTTGATATCCAATTGCTATATTTGAAACACCGTCAACTAATGCCTTTCCAGCGTTTGATCCAATAACTATATTCGTATTTCCACTCTCTAGATTCTGCAATGTTAAATAACCAATACCGATATTGCCCCAACCCGTAGATGATCCATCTACTCCGAGCAATGATTGATATCCAATACCAACATTGTATTCACCGGTAAAATACCTTAATGCACGGGTACCAATTGCTAAATTAAAATTTGATGTAAATTTCTCTAAGGAATTAGCACCTATAGCAATATTATCATTCCCGCTAATATTTGAGTACAGAGATTGATAGCCAAAACTCATATTCCTTATTCCGTCTAGAAGCGAGTATGAAGACTGATAACCTGCACTAAAATTATATTGACCACTCGTTACAGAATTTAATGATTGATATCCAAGAGCAAGATTTGTATTATCAACAGGCATACCCAATGCTTTATTGCCATTTATTCTATATTCCAGATTGTATGAATTTAGGTTAGGCGATCCTGTGAAATCTCTTGATGCATTTACGGGCATATACTGAAGGTGATCATCATCACCCAGTCCATTTATTAATCCATGATCTATATCTGTAGTCAAATTATGTGTATTTGTTATAGAATCATGATCAATGTCGGCATTGTTCAATGTGAAAATTCTATTCACGGTTAAATCCCCGCCCTGACCAGCGAGCAATCCTGTGCCAGTTATAGTAATCAAACTATCGGCAGGAGTAAATCCTAAAGCCGGTTGAAAGCCCGTATGTCCTGCAGAAGCATAGTCAAGATTGTTTAAAGCATTATGGTTTATTATACTTGATGATAATAAATAATCTATCCCCGGAATTGCTACACCAACATTAAATCCATCCCCTTTCAAAATTCCATTTAAATCAGTTTCTGTTAAAATTGTAATATTATTCGGCCCTGGCTCTCCGGGATCACCTTTTGCGCCCTGACTATTCGATGCCGATAATTGAATATCTTGAACATCTTCTAATGATAAACTTATATTTGTCTGATTTAAACCTATTGCCGGGGAACTAATCCCCTGTATAGATAGATTAACTTCTTCATCCCTAATTATCAATTGCTGAGTTATTGACTCTTTAACAGATAAATTAGTAGTTAATTCTGAAACAGAAAGAGTTATTTTTTTAGGAGAGGCTACATTCATGATTGTATATATTTACCGGATATGTATGTTCTGGTAATATTATTTTTCGTCAACTTTAATGACCATTGAGCATGATTTGATAAACCTGCTGTTTGTGTATCAGTTAATGTTATAATTAATATTTTATCGGTTGATTTATTAACGGTGAAATCAATACTTCCAATTCTAGCAACAATACTATAATCCGTAATAACAAAAGGAAAAGTTATTGTTAAAGAAAAATCATCGCCAGCCACAAAACATAAATCTAAATATGCCGGAGTTTGACATATTGTCTCTACTGTAGTATTACATATCATTTTCTTCCTCCGGTACTTTTGTTATCGGCGCGCGCGGCCAGGGAGGTGTCGGCAATTCTTCATATTGTCTCGCAAGTTTAATTCTGTTTGCTTTTCCCGAACTACCGTTTAGATTTCTTGCCACATCATCAAGTGTTTGTGCGCCAAGTTCCGTATATTTCTGATCTGCTTCTGCTGTTTTAAGCGGATCGATATTTGGCATCGGTGCGCCTGCCCATTCGCAATTCAACCAAGCAGTTTTAATATACTTATCCGACCATCCCGGACATTGTATCCTTCCTGCCGCGATTTCTTCAGACAGCCACATTTCATAAACAGGATCAAGAAAATCGGCGATCATTTCATCCCTTTCAATCTGCGCAGTCCTCCAGCAGAGAATTAAAGTAGCGCGGGAAGCCGAATAATTCTGATTGAATTTTTTAAGCACAAGCTCTATAGCCCATCCCGTACTAGCACAAATAGAGGAAAAAAACGAATCAACAAAAGTATTATATTGCTCCGAAGGACTCGTATCCTGAAGAAACTTAAGTTTGTCACCTCTCCTTAAATTACCAATTAAAACTGATCCTGGCTGCCGTATTGTTGCTTCGTTCATTGTATCCCAATTTATTATGGGTGTTTCAGAAGGATTAACATTTGTAGCCGGATCAGGAGATACTCCGTATTCTTGTATTGGACCGGCTGTTCTTCCTTCCATAAAATTAGATGCGTCCTGTTCTTCATTCTCGACCGCAGCCATAAAACTGGCCTGATTGATTGCCTTTTGGATCACTGACGCCTTGAAATCAGTCAAATTTTCAAGCTCTTGTATAAGATGAGCCATTTTGGAATAACCACGCCCCTGTCCAGCGTATTCAGGATTATATCCATGTATCATAAATCTCCGTCCCGATTTCTCACCAATTGCCGGTATTATTGTTTCCGAATATTTCCCGTCTTTATCAATATTCCATAACTTATATCCTATTTCACGTCCTGAAGCATCCCTGACTATCCCGTCTGTTTTCGCAGGATATTGAACATATGTGGTAGTATATCCATATCCTCTTATCTGGTTAGGATCAATAAATTCTATTTGCAAAGGATTAATCAAATCTTTATCGCGGCCATAATAGAATTTGACAAATATATCGTTATCGCGCTGCTGGCTCCATTGATAAAATCTTTGATTCTGGTATCCGTTATTAATTCTCGATCTGTGACTTTTTTTAGATTGTGACCAGAGGTGATACATCATTGATGTTTTTTCCGACCATATCTCCAGTTCTTCAGGTGACAGTCCTATTATTTCAGGTATAGGTGTTGGTTTAAGTTTAAGCCCTACATCAACAACGGTATCTGTTATCGATGTCATTAAAGCCCGGCCTTCTATACTGTCATACATCTGATTGCGGACTTTTTGACGTATTGCAAAGTGATCGTGATAATCTATGGATGCACCGCGACTATTCCCGGCAGGCCATTTGGAACCGGAACCATATCTATTAGTTCCTCGTCCTGGAATTATATTGCTGATATTTTTAATTACAGGTCTAAAAATTGATTTTATTTTTGTGAATATATTCAATTTTTTCTCCGAAGTTTAACGGAAACAATACCCATATTATAAAGTTCGTTGATAAGATGTGATTCAGTGGCCTGAAGTCTATCAAGCATATCCATTATTTCTTTAAGAGTTCTGCGGGTTGTTCTCTGACTTCCTTCTCCGCTATCAAAAGCATAAGATTGCGCACCTGTGGCGGACATTTCTGACAATACAGTATTAAGATTTTCAATCTGTGTTTGTATTGTTGTTAATTGAGTTTGTAAACGTGTTTTTCTAGCAGATATATATCCCATAATTCAATGAGACATAATTAAATTAAATTGTCAATTATTTTTTAATTAAAGTGTTTATAAAGCCCTTTCGGATCAGTTCCGGCAATCATTAAATCAATCACAAGTCTTTTATCGATTTTAACCAGTTCGCTTTTGTTCTTAACTTTAACGCTTCCTATCCGGTAAGGAAAACCTTTATTCAAAGCGTTAAGCCTGTGCCTTTCAACTTCGCTTGCTAAATAAACATCTCCCGCGCATAATGCATAAACAAAATTATCCAATGCTTCGTTTCTGCGTCCGTGACTTTCATAGCTGCCATCAGCCATTTTTTCTTCAGCAGTTAACATATCAAAATATTTCTCCCCGTAATCCCTGGGAAAATCGACAAATCCATAATTCTGTGGATCATTCGGAAGCCTGTCTATTTTAAGACTGTTATAAATCCTATTCTTGTATAACACTGTAGAAATAATATATATATCAAGTTCATCCTGTCTTGATCTCCTCCATTGTATCGCGCTTCCTTCAAACAACTCATCCGGCGCATCCTTTTTACTCCTCTGAATTGATCTTTGCCCTTTTATCGGAAATGTATTCTGCCACTGCTGGCAAAACTGATAAACAGCGTCCATTCTATCGCCATCTGAACTATCGACAAACACTATTCTTGCCGGAAACTTTGCCCCATCATTTAACCTGGTATATGTTAATTTAGTTTCAACTGCATATTTATCTAATTCCGCCCACGCCCCGTCAAAAGGCACTGACGTATCGCCGTAAAATACTTTATAATCAATACTCCATGTTCTATGTTTTGCACCTATTCCTAAAACCTGCATTTCTAAACGCGGCGGATTATCTGGGTCTTTCTGGCTCCCTCTCTGAACATCAATTCCTATCGCCGTATATAAAACTCCCGGCGGCACCTCTCCAGATTTATATTTCCCCCGATGTTCCAGAAGTTTCTCCGCTTTCGGCCTTATCCCGCTTCCCCTGTGCGGTCGTCCCATTTTAAGCTGATCAAAGTCTTGTTTCTTTAAAGAATCGTCTTTTGATTCAATATAAGCAATGACCATGTCATACCATGACAATTGAAAGCTATATAATCCGTTAAGATGAAAAGAAACCATGTAATCATATTCTGCCTGCGCTTGCACCTGCCATTCACCCTCTTTTAACATTCTCGGCTTGCTTGCTTCCTTTATCCCCCGTCCGCAAGTTTTATTCTCGCAGATCAATTCAATTGATTTTTTCAGCAAGCGATTATCTTTTATTTCGTAGACAATCCCATATCCCCGGTCTTCCTCAAAATCCATAAGCTGCAACGTCCCGCAATAAGGACACGGCACATAATATTCTTCCTGCGTTCCCTGAAGATAAAGAGGCCATATCAAAGATTCCTGTTCGGATGCCGGCGTTGAAAACCATAAAACTTTCTGCTGCATTCCCCATGCCTGCCCTCTTGCTCTTAGCTGGTTAAGTGTTGATCCCTGTTCTCCAAGTTTAATTTTCCATCGATCAACCTCATCCCCGAATATAATTCTTTTTGTTGCTGCTGCCAGTTGTGAAGGCGACCTGGCGGAAGCAATATCAATATTCCCTCCCGGAAAAGATTTACTGTATGCCGTGCTTCCAGTTCTTCTACTTTTTTTATTCTCTACTTCGGATTTAAAAATAATCCCTGCTTGTGCCGCTCTCGGCTCGATTTCTCTCTCAAGCCACTTCATGGCCATTGTCTCATCGGATGTAGCATAAATAATTTCGGAGGGTACAGCCTCGATATAATACAAAGCCGTAGTATTTGCGGTAAATGTCTTGCCGCTTTGCGCAGGAAACATCATTGTAACTTCACGGAAAGGTGATTCAGGCGAAAGACACCACATTGGGCGCGTAAGGTAAGGCGCACGATCATGTGAAAATTTAAGTCCCCGGTAAACTCCGGTAGCTATGATCGTTTTCTCTGCATATTCCACAATATCCGGATTATGTGTCCGTGTAGGTATTCGAGTTTCCAAACGATCAAGAAAATAATCTCTTGCATAATCATAAACCGGGTTCATAATCTTTAACTATTCTTTTTAAAGTCTTTTTATTATTATGTATCGCTTCCAAAATAAGAGATGTAAACTTTTCAATATGTTCGGGAAGGATTTCTCCGGACTCTAAAATCTTTTTCCCAATGTCATTTATAAAAGTAGAAGCCAATCTTTCGATTGTACTATTAAGCGTTTCAATGTATTTGATATAAACACCGTCAACAAATTCAATAGGAAGAAATTTCTTTTCAAGTATAAGAACTTGCAATTCCCGCTTGCGCATATCCGCAAACTGCGCCCGCCTTCTCATTTCCATCGGATCAAGGTTCTCTAAGTCTGACGTACCTTTCTTTTTCTTGCTTTTTTTGTCTTCTTTCTCCGCCGCTTTGTCCAAATACTTGATATATTCGTTCGTTTTCTTTGCCTGCTCTCGCTGGCGATTTACTGCCCGAATATAAAGTTTAGTTTGTTTGTCATCAAGATCAATCAGACGTTTCTTGCCTTTGATATGTGCGGTAAGCCTTCCTTCAAGAATTGACTTTGCGATAGCAGCCCTTGTAAAACTTTCCCCTGTTTTATCTGCAATTATCTTCGCTAAATTTGCCTGTGTTATTAAATTCATTTGTTTATATATGTAAACAATTTACCTTGTTATACCCTGCGAGCTGTCAGAAATCGAGGTTGCGTAATTTT